ACTAACAGCGACAACGGAACAAATCACACGCACGGGCTTGACAATGTTGGAACCGCAAAATCGGTTACACTTGCTTCAATTACAGTTGATGCAAAAGGAAGAGTGACAGCATGTTCTTCCGGATCAGGAGGAGGAGCGTCAGCACCTACTACCGTTTCAAGTTCATCAACTAACAGCGACAACGGAACAAATCACACGCACGGGCTTGACAATGTTGGAACCGCAAAATCGGTTACACTTGCTTCAATTACAGTTGATGCAAAAGGAAGAGTGACAGCATGTTCTTCCGGATCAGTAGTTGATAATCTAACAACACAAGTAAATGTATGGAATACAGGAACTTCATCATCGTTGATTCTTTCAGGGTTATCAAAATTGTCCCCGGGTCGAACAATTAATTTATTTTTCACGCAATGGAATCGTACGCTGGAGACACTCATATCAGGAACTATTCAGGCGACTTACATGAATTTTGCGGGGGGGGTCAAATTATTTTATAGTCAATCTGTTCCGTTCGTTGACAATTGCAAAATAGAGTTTGTCGATGAATCTGGAGAATATCGGATAAAATGGCTTCCGAAAACTGGGACTAGTTTCGGATTTGCAGGAGGCGGAATGGTCGCATATACTAATCAAATTACAATACAGATTTGATTTGATTGAAGAACTGAACTAAATTAATAATGGCAGGGTGTTGCCCGCCAAATGGAGATTGGTTGAATGTTTAACTTAAAAATAATATTGTATGCCACCAAAATCAGAAGTAGTATTAAGAAAAGAGGAAGAGTTGGAACAGTACCGTCAACATAAAGATGATATTAAAGAAGCGGCAAAAGATGCTGTTACATTAATATCTGATGCTGCTGCGAAAGCTGCGGAAGTGGTTGCCCAAGCTGCCAGTGTATCGGTAAAGGTATTACATGAAAAGAATCAGGATGATCATGACTTGTTAATCCGGTTAAATACTTTGATGGAGATATTGGATAAAAGTGTTCGTGAATTAGGGACAGGCATGACTACCAATATGGCAAACTTGGAGCATACAAAAGTGGGGGTGAAAGATTTTACCGCATTAAAAACATTGGTGGAAACAGACGTGGAACCCCGGGTGCGGAAAATCGAAATAAACCAAAATCGTTACATAACCACCACCATCCTTTTAATGAGTGCTATCGGAGGAGCTTTTTTATTGTTATTTATGCATATCACAAAATAGTTTTGTTATTAGTACAAACTTTAAAAAACAAAGATCATGCTGAAATTAAAAACAGTACAGAAAAATGATGAACCCGGACATCCACCAGAAGACCCGGAACCAGTGACCCCTACTTCCCCAGATGGAAAACCAATTCCATAAAATGAACCAGAAACTTTTCAATGTGGGGGCTGCAATTGCTTTAGGAATGTTTTTGATATACTACATTATTTTTTCCGTATTTCGGCAATTGACTGGGGAAAAATTAGATATCATGTATGCCTTATCAGGACACCTTGCGATAATTATAACAGCCCTCACATTCAGAATATATTCCACCAATAGATGGTTAAATATTTTAGCAGCTTACACTTTTTTGTTTTTCCTGATATCTACCGGGGCTTGGCTGGTTGTAGGATTATGGATGGACAAAGATTATTTCTCACATAAATTATGCCTGTTATTGTCCATCCCCTTAACTCTACTTTATGAAATTAGTCGTTATATTAACAGAAAATATGAGGTTGGTCATAGAATTTTTAGTTTTCTTAACAGCATTGTCGGCAGGATACATTTCCAACAAATCAAAAAATTTATCCTTAAAAACAAAAGCAGAAACAGAAAAAGCCATTAAAGATTTAACCACTCATGTCGACACGAAAGATGCTGAATTGAAGGAAAATATTGAAGTGTTACAAAAAGAACATGAACAATGTATCCTTGAAATTCGTAATGGAATACAACAAATATTACAAATCATTTCTAAAAATTAAAAACAATGAAAAAGTATTTAATCAAAATCAAAGCTTTATTAGTTAGTTTGATAAAATTTCTGACTGTTCCTTTTTTGTGGGTTAAAAACAAACCTGAATTTTTCATAGGGATATTGGCTGCCGGGGCTTGGTTCCTGTTTTGGTTAATGAGTCGATTAATAGGAACAGAAACCTATCCAGTGGGGTACTTCCAGAAAATAGCGTTTGGCTTGATGGCAATGTCCGTTATTTCTGCAGTGACGTTCTTTTGGTTAAAAGAAACCAATCGTTTCTTTTTTGATTTACTTGATCCTGATAAACCTGATGGAATTGAAAATTTAACAGAATGGGAAAAGATAAAAGTTGGATTATTTTGGTTTGCCTTCTTTGGTGGGGGAACTGTATTGCTGGCAGCACTGTATTAAAACGTCAGGAGGTTATGAGAATAGCCTCCTCACAAGTAGGCATCCGGGAACGAAGTGGAAACAATGACGGGGATGCAGTGGAACAATATCTCCATGTCACCGGGTTGAATAAAGGGTATGCATGGTGTGCGGCTTTTGTGGCTTGGGTTCATGTACATGCAAACGTTACAACACCCCTTTCAGCTTATTGTCCTGACTGGTTTAACAGAAATGTAGTATTCAGACAAAATCAGAAAACCCCTGAACCATTTGTAAGCAAGCCTGGGCAGGTATTTGGTTTGTATTTTGAATCAAAACACAGGGTGGCCCACGTGGGATTAATCACAGGGGAAACCCGGTTCAATTATACTACCATTGAAGGAAATACTAATGAAGCAGGAAGCCGGGAGGGTGATGGGGTGTACCGTAAAATAAGAAGTAAAAAATCAATTTACATAATTTCAGACTATATAAAATGAAAACTTTAATCATAAAGTATTGGTGGGTATTATTACTGGTTTTGATCTTATCGGTTGGAATCATTTGGTTATCCGTGTCCTTTCGTACATTAAAAAAAGAAAGTACATTAAAAGACATCAAACTGTCTGTTTTACAGGATACTGTTTCAGTGTTTCGATCACGTAACGGGGATTTAACTTTTCAACTATCAGCGGTAAATGTTCAGTTGGCTTCCATCACTTTAACTTCCGCATATTTAAAAAATTCATTGGAAGAAGCCGGGTGGAACGTCAATCAATTGAAGCAAAGGAATATTGAATGGAAAAAAACTGTGGATGCTTTACAAGCTAAAATTGACGCTTTCGGCTCTGGTACAATAACCCTTCATGATACCATTTATGCCGGGTCAAAAGAAACTTTTAAAGTGGGGGATTGGAGTGACCGATTTTTAACACTTCACCCAAAGATATCCGGTAATGAAATGCAATTTACTTATGGTTATCAAACAGGTATAGATTTCATAACAACAAGATCAAAAAAAGCCACGATTGTTAGTGTTTACTTGACTGATCCTGTAGATAAGTCCAAAGGCAATCCAAACGCCAGTATAACGTCAGCAAACAGCCTTTCATTTGTGGATAAGCCTCCGTGGTGGGGGTGGAAATATATAGAATTTGGGGGTGGTTTAGTTTTGGGTTACTTTTTGTTTAAGTGATTCGATGTTTAGTTATTGTTGTTAAAAAAGAAACCCGGAAGGCTTCAACAAGCTCCTCCGGGTTTCTTTTTTTGCTTAGGGTATTAAACGATCCAATCTCAATAGCATTTTACTTTTTCATAATCTTGTCCCCCTTTCTATTGGTTTGGTATATTTTTAGGTTTTAAAAGGTTAATGTATTATACACAGCTTGATTTTAAAGTTCAAAAAATCAGCCAATGTTCTCATTTTACCAATTGACAAATCCTGTACACCGGATTCAAATTTGGAAATAGCTCCCTGTGATAATTTTGTGCCCAGGGCTACTTGACGGATGGTCAAATGCTTTCTTTCTCTTTGGAGGCAAAAGGCATATCCTATATCCACAGCCGTCAAATCAAACAATTCAAATCTTTCCATTATTTCCAACTGGTGTTTTTCGTATAGTTTTGATTTTGCAGTATCCGGCAGGACATGAAAGCCATACAAATAATCATCAAAGCAAATAAAAATACAGGGTACTTTGCAATGGATTATGTTTTAGTTTCTTTCGTTTCATGATTTAAAGAATTTAGTTATTAATCGGATAGTTTTCAAAAACATTAAACAAAATTCAATATTAGAACCTATAACATTGGGTTGTCCGGTACGGTGTTGATTTAAAATCCATCGTTGATTTTCATCCAAATAAGGCTTTTTCATAATTGTTTTATTTTGGATACCCCTTTTTTAATAGTGACTTCAAAAGTACGATCAGCATTTTCAATAATATCCTCCCGGCTTATCCGCTCATCACTCACCATAATGATTTGAAGATTCAACCGTTTGCTGATTTCTTTTACGATCTGCAACACTCTGATATTAGCTTCCTCCCCTTTTAAGTGCTTGAAAGGCTCATCCAATATCAAAACATTATCAGACTTTGGTTCCATCATATCCCAAGCTGCTACACGTAAAGCAAAAGAGGCTACATCAACAGCCCCCAACCCTGAGGCAGATAAGGGGTCAACTTTGATATCCCCCCGGGCAAAGTATAGATCACACTCAGTTTTATTGCGACGTTGAACAAAATCCAATTCCAACTGGTAAGGATTATCAAAAACGGCTTCTAAAGCAAGGCTGGTTATGGCTGAGATGTGATATTGTAGTTGTTCTTGCATTTTCAAGCCAATTTCCTGCACTATCAGCTTTGCTTTTTCGTTCTGTCTAAATTCCCTTCCTGAGTGCTTTATTTTACGTGAAAGCTGGCCGCAATCCCCGGTCAATTGATCCCTCTTTCCGGATTGTTTATCAAAGTATGAACGGAGGTCTTTTGAGTTCATTTTACCATGTTTTAGCCACAGTAATACCAGTCAATTCTTTAGCCCATACATGACGATCCATTGGATGACTCATATTGATTAATAACTGATTTGATAAACTTTCTAAATACGCATAAGTAAGTTGCTTGTTCATCGAATGAACGTGATTGATCAACTGTTTTTTAACTTCTGACTTTTTCATGATATTAGTTTTATTTATTTATGTATTTATCTTCAATTTCCTGCAAACCTTCCGTGATTTTACCGGAAAGCCTTTCATTTTTCTTTTTCATTAGTTCTAACTTTTCATCAGCTTCTTTTACCGCACCGCAGCCCCAAGTCTTTTCCAATTGGGACAGCAAGGTTTGTTGGCTTCCTTTCAGCATGGATATTTGAGTTTTTGCTGTATCAATATCGCCCTTTAATTTCATTAAGCCTCTTTTATCCATTGTACTGTTTTTAGTTTTGGTTTTTCAGATACTGTTATGTTTATTTGAACCAACCCTTCTTCATTTTTTTCAGTGGTAGAGTAAATAAAAATCACTTTATCTTGTAATAGATACTTTATGACTTTCATTTTTTTCTTTACCCCTGAAAGGGCTTTTTCGGCTTTAGTTTTTTTCATAGTATTCAATAACTTTTCGGATTGATTCACTCATTAAAAAGTTAATCCATTTGCGTGTAACAGAAGGCAATGCAGACTTCTTTTCCAAAATCAAAGGGTATTCTTTTTTCATTTCTTCAATAGAAAAAGTTTGACAGGTTTTCATCAAGTCTTTATTAAATACTTTACCTTCCGGGGGTGCAGTTTTAAGATAAAGATTGATTTTATAAAACAAGGTAGAAGTGAAGCGGGGGCAAGCTAAAAACTCACTAATTTTATCACCCCATCCTAATTTCTTTTCAGGAGCTGGTTCAACAACAATAACTTTCCGGGGTCTGCCCACTTTTCGTTTAGCCCCTACAACGGCAACAGGTTCTTCTTTTTTCATTGCTCAAGTAATTTGTTTAAATCGTTTTGGTATTTTGTTTTATGTTTATTGATGTTAGCTTTATGAAGTTCATGGGTTTCTTTTGATATTAAGCCATTTTCATAACAAGATATAGATTTATTCAGATTTCTATTTAAGTCAATAAGTAACTGGCTTAAAATCTCAATAGTGGTTGGGTAAGGATTAAAGTTCATTCTATTGCTTTGTAAATTATAGACATCACTGAATCACTCACTTCATTCTCCTGTTTAAAGGCTTTCAATGTTTCTTCAAAGTTTCTGGCAGCTTTCCACCCGGTATTCAATTTGGAAATAAAAGAAGCAATGCGTTCATCTTTGTTTTCAGCCTTTTCCATATGTTCCCGGTTTATCACTCCCTGCTCAATCGGCAAATATACAGGCTTGACGGTATTAGTTGCAGCATAATAAAGGAACACGCAAGGCTTATGATTTACCTGAGCGGAGGTTTGACGGGTTAAAGAACCAGGGTTCACCAACAACCTTCCTTTATACTCCTCCACAAACGTTTTATGATTATCCCCTGTAACAATAAGCTTGTATTCAGGGTATTTCATTAACAATTTAGCTGCCATTGGATCAGTACATCCCGGCCAAGGTAACTTGCCCTGATATACCATAATATGCCAAACTACCACTTCCAGCCTATTGAATTGGGTATCCCTTAAAGGGGTTTCATTCCATGAACAACCTTCAATTTCAGAACCTTCATCCAACCTTGATATTTTACCATTTATTGCCAAATTATAGAATCCTGATTTTTCAGATAAATCCATATTATGTTGAGGCAAATCATGGTTTCCATATACTGCATAAACCTCTTTAGGCATGTATATAGAGGCTTTTGATAATAGTTCTGGGCTTGGCTTCCAGTGATGGAATAAATCCCCACTACATATTACAGGGCATCCGTATTCCTTCTGCAAATTGGAAATAAACCTCATGGCATCCCATTGTTCTTTTTGAAAATCCCCGGTATGACATATTGGGGTATCTTCACGCAGATGCCAATCAGCGGAAAGGATAAGATCAGGAGTGGGGTATTTACGAATCATTTCGATTAACATTTACGGTTTTACGCCAAGCATCATTTTCTTTTTGATTCTCAGTTCTTAATATAGTTTCATTATCAGCAATGTAGTTTTTAATAGCTCCAAAACACTTTCCAGAATCAAAAAGCTTTAGGAGATACCAAGCGGGAACATTAGCCATCATGACTTGTTTATCATGATATATCCCAAACGGCATGATATCAGTATCCTGCAAAGTACTTTCCCCTTTTTTCATTACTTCTGAAATATTGGGGTTTATTGGAAATTTAGTCCTTTTCATTTTCAGGAAAGTAAAAAACTAAGGATCCATACAAAAATCGCTACTAACAAAACAAAAGCCATTATAAAAGCTATGAAAATAAACAAAATTTTTAAATCTTGATTCATGATTTTGGTTTTAAAAGGGTTTCACATAATGGGCAACGTTCTGGCATTTCTTTTTCAAAAGTCTTTTCCATATCCGCAAGTTCTTTTTCAAGCATAATGAGTTTTTTGATAGTGTTTTTTATATTATACAAAAACTTTTCAAATTCCTCAATTATTGTTTTGTTTTTCTGTTCTTCCTCTATCAATTCAATCACTTTATTTACCGAAGCTTCAGCCAACAGTATTTTGCTTTTTAACCGGATATCGGATTCACAAGCATTAATCTCAAACAATAAATCGGTAAAGCTTTCAATTTCCTTTTTCCTACCCTCAAAAGTAGTTATCCATTGTAAAACAATATCAACTTCTTCCTCAGCTGTTATCTTTTCTTTCAATAACTCCAGTTTACTTTCAATTTCACGTAAGGTATTTATTGAGGTTTCCAGCTTACTGATTTTTGATGAATTGGTGTTTCTTTCCTCCTCTAAACCCTCAATCACCTCAAGTTCAATCTCAAGCTTTTCCAAGTACTCAAATTCATTTAATTCCTGTGTTTTTACATCCAATTGTTTCTTATTGTACTTTATATCAGCCTCAATAGAATTAATGGTTTTTTCGATGTTGTTTCTGGCTTTATCCAGTATCTCCAAGTTAGCTATCCGATTAAAGAACACGGCAGCCTCCCCCGGGCTTTTACTAAACAGGAAATGGGGGTCAGCTTGGAATTGAGTGTTTATTGGATCAAGATTCAGGGCTTGGCGTATTTCCTCAGGTACTTTGGTGCCGAAAGCTTTAAAAGGGGTTTCAATACCAGATAAGGTGTATTGATCCCTTTTGTATTTAGCCCTTTCAATTTCAGCAGTATCTGTAACAATATTAACAACCGTCTCCCCTCCCCATGTGGAATGGATACTGTCTCCAAGAGGCCTGTTTTCAGCAGCCCAATTGAAAGCCCGGATTATTGCTGATTTACCGGCATCGGAAGCCCCTATAATCACATTCACTCCTTCCCTAAATTCAAGGTGACTTTCTTTGTGACTATGAAGATTTTTGATATCAAGACTTTTGATCATGGTATGTTTATTTTAACAAATCGTCAAATTGGGTTTGTAAAGAAAGTATTCTTTTTTCAATATTCTGAACATAAGCTGGTGGGGGTATTTCCGGGGTATTTTTCAAAATATACTTCAGTAAAGATTCCAAATCATTTAGGGCTTTTTCTTTAGCTACTAAAATTTTGACTTTATTTTTAATTTCAGTTGTTTTCATAATTTCCACATATTAAATAAATAGCAACACTTCTATGAACTACATTCTTAACAGGGGGTTCAACACAACCAAATTCAAAGTGGTTTGGCTGGATTTCCCGGGCATAAAAGCCTTTACCTGTAGTTATATACATAACCCGGATAAGCTTGCGTAAATGATTGCAAATGTAACGGCTATCCATTGTTATTTATATTCTGATTTAGCAAGTTCCAAAAGCCACAAAGCATCTGCCTCATTGTCGTCATTTCCGGGATACCCCAATCTCAATTTAGCAGCGGATATCATGGCAGGTTTCCCGGCATTTCCTTTCCCGGTGGCATGTTTTTTCATTTCCATAGAAGAGTATGCCCTGTAGTTGATTCCAAGGTCTTCACAAACTACTTTGATTTGTCCTTGTAATTCAGACTGAACAATGATAGCCCCTTTGAATTGTCCTCCCGGTCTTTCAAATACTACCAAGTTTATTCCCTCAGCCTTTATCAATTCAATCATTTTAGATCGCATACGGATTAATCGCATACCAGCACTTTCATCCCTTTTAGCAGTCAGGTTCCATACCCCATAAACAGTCCTGCTTACAGCCCATCCACAATGGGAAGCCGGGTCAATAGCCAGTATTTTTGTTGTTTTATGTCTTTGTTCTGCGGCATATTCCATTTCCCAGATATTGGATGGGCTTTTACCATATCCGGTAATAACACTTGTACGATGTTTCGTGGTTCTTTCCATTGGTTATTTCTTTCTGTTTCTGTTAAAAATAGATAATGGTTTTGGGATAAGTTGTAAATCAATACTTGATAAATCATCCTGCATCCCACGATCCATCCAAGTATGCGAGGTTGAGCAATTATGAAAGGCTAAAAATTGATTCACTGTGGAAAGAATCAGGGAAAAGTTCTGATGATAAATATCAACACAGCTATTGTACTCAGGGCTTTTTCTCATAGCCTCCTCAATCTTTACGAAGCAGTTATTGGCATAAACCTCTACCCATTTTAACAATGTTTTGTTTGGAATAACTGGAGGGTTTAGTGTCATTTGGGTTTCTATACTTTCCTTGACTTGTTCAATCAAAGACAGTGTTGTTTTTGGTTTAATTGTGCGTATCATAAGGTAATAGGATTAAAAAGTTTTTGCCATCGGTTGTTATCCCGGAAGCGGTACATGATTGTGATAGTGTTTTTTAATTTGAGATAAATAAAATCACCGGGGTAAAACCTTAAAAAATGATCTTTCAAAATCTCCTCAGCTGTTTCCCATGGGCCATATCGCATTTGAGGAAGGTTATGGGCTTGCTTGTAGCCTACCCACCATAAACCTTTTTGGGGCTTGGAACGTTCCATATCATCAAAATTTAAAACGTATTCCAAAATGATTTCTGTTACCGAAAATAGCTGTTTTGATCCTTTTCTTGGTATTTTCAGGTGTTAAGTGGATAACTACACCCCCAACAATAAATCCCCCACTAATATAAGCTAAAGTGGTGTTAAATTTATCATCATGGGTTATTATCCCGGAAGCTGCTGCGGCAAGCAGCACAAATCCAATTCTGGTAGTATTTTCCCCAAAACTTGCGGCAGGTCTGAAAGAATGTTTTTCTTTCCAGTATGGCTTGTTATAGTTAGAAGCCCCACTTGAAAAAGCAGGGCTTATAAACAAGGCTATGAAGATGAGAAAAAATAAATGTTTCATTAGAATATCCAGTTGTATTCGGTACGGTCAATTTCAAGGGCGTCCAATATATCCAGCATGCCAATCATTTTTGATCTTTCGTGCTGGTAGGTTCTGCTTTCGGTCAGGCTTTTATTGAATCTCAATAAGTTTTCCCTTGTTTTGTAAAGGTAAGAAGCTTGTAAAGCCACGGTATTAATTACTTTTTGAATTTTTGGTTCCATGATTTGTAGTGTTTTAATGTTGTAAACTTTAACAACACTACAAAGATAGGAAATGTTTTGATAACTTCTATGCTTTTTTAAAAAAACTTTAAAAATATTTTTTACCGTTGTTTTTGTTTTCTTTGCTGCTCAAATTTACTTTCAATCGTTTCCCACAAATCAATCACTTCGTCCCTCAATTCCTGCTCCCTTTCGGATACTTCAATTAACCGTACCGATTTATCAAGGCTAATATTCAATGGCTGTCCTCCTATGGTGTAGACAGAACTGTTGCTGAAATCCTTTATATACTGAAGATTTGCCCTCACATCATCAATTCCATAATCATAATAAATAATAACAGGGGCAGTATGGTGGGGCTTCCATATAGAGCTTTTTACCACTTCAATTTCAACCTCTATACCCACAACCCTTTTAACTTCTTTGCCGGATACCTTAACAATTTTTGTAATTTTTTTGTAATTTGAAAAACGAAGTATCAGGCTGGAATAAAATTCAATGGCTTTTCCCCCGGGGTTGATATCCTTGCGTTCAAACTTTTGAGCATCGGCTTTTTCCCGGATTTGATTGGTACAAAACAGAAGGATATTGTTATTGGTAACTATTCGGGCACCTTTGCGTAAATGTTCTGAAAATTCTTTAGCCCTTCGCATCCCCATCTTATCTCCATCATCATTATCCATTTCAATGTCAGTAGATAAAGCAGCCAAGGAGTCAATAATATAACCATTGATTTTTTTCGGGTCGACTTTCCATTTGTATAATGGTTGAAAAGCTTCTGGGATGGTATTAGGTTTTTCATAGTTAATCTTATCATAATCCAGATCAAACAGTTCACTGAATTTACGATCCAATCTGGCTTCTGAGTCTTTATAATTAACAGCACCCCCTTGTCTTTGCACATATCCCGCAACCTCACAGGCAAGCACAGTTTTACCACTTCCTGATGGGCCATAAGCCACTACCATAGTACCTCCAATAAAACCCCCACCCCTTTTCCTTCCTCCACTTATAGCTAAATTCAAGAGGGTTGAACCGGAACTTATCATCACCTCAGTATTACCTTCATATTCAGCTTTTCCTTTTTCCTCTTTACTTTTGGTGGAGTTTCTTTTCATTTGGGTGCTTAGGGCTTGTGGTTTATTCCTTTCCATAAAATCTGTCTATTATTAGTTTGATTGAATCCTGTTCAAAGCCTTTAAGGTTCAATTCTAATGATAAAAGTTCAACAAACCGTTCCTTGGTTAGTTCAGGATTTATTTGCTTTTTACTCTTATATGAATTGTGTATACGGCAAATCAATTTATCCATTAAAACTTTGGTTGATAACCCGGTAGATTCAGAATTGAAAGTTGATTGAAGAACTTCTTTAATGAAAGTATTTTTTGTTGTCCCATTTGCTGTAATATACAACAGGACTTTAAAATAGAGCTCATTGGGGATATTCGCCCCAATGAAACTCTGATTTTTCAGCCCGGGCTTATTCCTTGTTTTGAGGATAAGATCAGCCATAAATGTTTACTTTTTACCTTTGTTTAATTTTGCAAGTCTTTCCTTTTCGTCAATACAGCTGTCCCAAATATCACATTTGTCGCATTCTTTATGATCCTCAGTTCCTATACCCCAACCATGTTTGAAAGGGCATTTATCTTTTCCGGTTGTTTTCGGGGCTTCTGGTTTTTTAGCAGGGGTTTTCTTTGGGGGTTCAGGTTCATCCTCTTCTTCCTCTTCTTCCTCCTCAGGTTCCAACAATTCCAACATGGCTGCTTTTAATCCTGATACCTTAACAAAAGCCCCTAATTTTTTCAAGGTCTTTTTATCATTCAACGGCTCATTATTTTCAGCAATCTCCATCAATTCAGAAACCTTCTTGGCAGCATTGATTTGATCCACCAAGCTTTCTTCTTCCTCTTCCGGTTCTTCTTCTTCCTCCTCTTCAGGCTCAATGATTTCCATCATAGCAGCTTTCAATTCAGATACCTTTTTAATTGTAGCAAAACTTTTCAGGGATTTTTTGAACTCCTTGTTATTGGTAGCAATAGTGAGAAGTGCCCCAAGACTTTTACAAGCATCAATCTGATCTGCCAATGTTTCTTCATCCTCTTCTTCCTCCTCAGGTTCTGGATCAGGTTCAGCTATCTTTTTTTGACGATTCAAGGCTGGTTTTTCCTCTTTCTTTCCTTTCGGGGCTTCTTCCTCTTCTTCCTCCTCTTCAGTGGCTACATCAAAGAATTTAGCACTCATTTCATCGTAAGACATTTTGACAAGAAGTGAATCCAAATCTGGTACACTTTCCAGTATTGATTCATCATAAGCTTCATCCCGTTCCACAAAATCAATCCTACTGGCTTTAGCATACGGCTTGCTTTTACCTCCCATAGAGGCAGCGGCAAAACGTACTTTCAGGGTCAGCCCTTCTTCCAAGTCAGGAAAGATTTCAAACTCTTCATGCTCATCAATTTCCTCCATTAAGGATTCTTGGAAGTTGTAGTGACTGATATCAAACACATGAACCTCTTCTTCATGCTTTTTATCCCCCTTGGGAACAATGGCGAACATTTCCCGGTCTTTTGCCCATAGGTCTTTTGTTTCCTCTTTTTCAGCTCCTTCTTTCCAGCGTTTGGTAGCATATTCGCAGATGGGACACTTTTCCCCAAAGGAGGTAAGACATACCACGGTGTCGTTATCTGGGCCAACATTGCGGTGAACTTTGAAAGGTCTTTTGTACCACAGTGAACCTTTTTCGGCTCTTCCGGTTTCCTTTTTCAAGTCAGGATGTTTAGCAGTAGCGACTTTGTAGGGGATGATATCAAAGGTTGCAGTGATACCTTTTCCAACTTCAGAAGCCACTTCTGGGCTCCAAATTTTTACTCCTTTGGGCAGTTTCAGGTATCCATAGGAACGTTCATTTGAGCGTTTGTTATCCCTTACGTTGTCCACAACCTGACCTGCAAAAATGCTTTTTTTCTTTTCTTTCTTTGCCATAATAATGAGTATTTAATTAAACAAAAGTAATTTTATTGTAAAAATTTATTGATTTATAACTACTTGATTTATACCCAATAACATTATCTTTTTCAATTGATATACTTATACCACTTTCAACATAAATGCTTTAAATCGAATAAAAACAACATTAAATACAATGATGGTTATTTCCTTGTTAATCGTTTTGCTATACGATCATCCATCATTTTTTGCTTTTCCTCCCTTTCCCATTTCAAATCCCGGGGGATAGAAGGGCCAGCAAAATAGTTGGATTGATATAATTTAACCAAGTTTTCAAGAGCTGATTTTCTTTGTTCAAAAGCACGTACAGCTCCCTGAGCCATATCATATTCATACTTGGCTTCAAGAAATTTGGTATATGCTTTCTGATAGTCTGGATGAACTAATATAGCAGCTTTTACTGAGTCGACTGTTATCTTTCCCTCCACAAGAAACTTATCAGGGTTTTTTCTTATTTTGTGATCAACCTCTGCATTGGCAATATCCAAATCCTGTTTTGCCTGATCTAAAGCTCTATTCATGTCAGTCGAATGCCGGGTATAACGCATCATTTTTGACGGTTGTTCAAGCCACTCTATATCCAAGGCCTGATCATTAATTTGTATGTCTTTTTCGTAATTCATTGTTTTTTATTTTTTACCTTTTTTAAAATCTCATCTTTTTAATCGCTGCAGTCTTCCCATAAAGGACATTTACCACATTCTTTATATTCATCACAATCTTTTCCAAATACATGTCCATGTGGGCATTTATCTTTTTTAGCAGGTAATGGGGTTTCTTCTTTTACTTTCTTTACATTGAAAGGATCAGGGATAATGTTTTCAACTTCCTCAGGTTCTTCCGTAATGTTTTCAAAAGTTTTCAATGAAATTTCATAACTGGTATCAGACAAATTTTCCAAAAGTACATCAAGGGAATTAACCACGCCAATTAATTGAATTTGGATAGCTTTATTTGCTATTTTCTGGTGGTTTAAATAAATAGCAGGAATAAATCGGTATTCATAAATTGGGCCTACTGAATTGCGGGTGAATTGAAATTTATCAATTCTACATTTTAGTTTTTCACTTAACTTGAAAATCTTTATTCCAAGTTCCAATGTTTCTTTTTTCATGATATTATGATTTAATTACTGTGTATGCAGCCAAAACAATTTGAGGAAACCCGCTGTTGTAAGTAGGTTCCATGAATGATTCTAATATCAGACCAGCTTTTGGATCATCTGCTTTCAGGAGTACTGATACAGCATATCCCATCACTTGCCTTCTTATTCCTTCCGGGTCTTGGTCTTTTATACCGGATAATATTGAGGCAATTTCTTTCCAACCCGTTCCCTTTTTCATCAAGGCTCTACAAAGATCAATACTTTGGGATTGTTCTAGCAACCCCTGTTTAGCCATTTTCAATCGTTTTACGGCAGGAACTTGTAAAACCTGATCTAATATAGTCAGAGCGTTGCGTGGGTGTCCCAAACTGTCTTGAATAATGATGGCATAAACCTCTTGTTCCAGCGTTTCTTTTTCCTCCGTTACGATCTGTTTCAAAAGCCTTAACAATACTTTTTCAGACAAAGGCTTAACTTGGAACTGAGAACACCTTCCCCGGATAGTTGGAATCAACTTACTTGGGTCAGTTGTACAAAGGATAAAATAAACGTGTTTGGGGGTATCCTCCAACCTCTTTAAAAAGGCATTTTGAGCATCATTAGTCATCTTATGACACTCATCAATAACAAATACCCGGCAGGAGCTTTCCAACGGCTTATACATACATTGTTTACCAATTTCACGAATGGTATCTATACCCCTAAAATCAGCTGAATCAATTTCCTTATAATCTGAACCAAAACAACCTAATTCAGCGGCAATAATGCGGGCAAGGGTTGTCTTGCCGCAGCCTGTTGGCCCAGAAAGGAGGAAGGAGTGGGGGCAGGATTCTTTATTTAGAAGCATGTTTTTCAAAGCTTCCACAACATCCTCATTACCTTTCACCCCAATTAAATCGGTGGGGCGATGTTTGATGTATAGTGTCATTTTATCTGTTTTATATATTATACAATAAATTTTTATATTTTACACTTTTCCTTGGTTGCCCAAGATTGGTCTATACCTGAGATGGAAGCATCCACTTCCATGGGTAAAATTATCCAATCAAAGTGTTTTTGAAGGGCTGTACAGGTAACGTATTTCACTACTTCAAGGATATGAGATAATTCATCAGGATGTACATCAAGTATCAAACTATCATGGATTTGCCCCACCACTTTGGTATCCCTTTGTTCTTGTTCAAGAATATCAGTCACCTCAATCAAAGACCACAACAGGCACATAAAACCCCCATTCTGCCCCGGGTAGTTACAAACCTGTTTCTTGTTCATAACCCCACTACACCGGAAGCCTGTGGGTAGGTCAATGAATCCGTTCTTTTGGTACTTCCTGAACCAAGTATCCTTCCATTTACCATACACCATAAAACGTTCATGCCAGAACTCATTTTCAATATTTTCAATATGCTTTGTGAAGGAGGAAAATGATGTTATTCCTTGGCTGATTAAATGGTTTGATAAAAATGTTTTCTCAAAAGCTATCCCCTGCCCCATTGACCATTTAGTTTGGGGGAGCTTTCCCCAGCGTGTAGCAAGGTTTTCAGAACAGCTTTTGAAATAATCCCCATAAAACTCAGGAAATACAAACCCATTCTTTGCTGCTGAACGTAGGGTATTATGAGTTGGTGTATTTTTATCAAAATTAGGTACTTTGAAAATCTGTTTAGCCATATCCCCGTGCATATCTCCGTGAAGGATGTCATGTATCAATACCGGGTCTTTATTTATACAGGCATTCACAGCAACCTCTATACCCTTGAAATCCACTTCCAACAATTGATGCCCTAAACGTGGAAAGATAGCATCTTTAACCATCCTCATTGACTCCTCATCTCGGGCAGGAAGGTTTTGGAAATTCGGGTTATTTGATGAATTGTGTACACAAATTTCATTAGCAAAGAAATTATGGTATTTTTCTACTTCAATATCATAAACATCTACCTTTTTGTTTACCCATTCAATCTTTGTGATTTGGTGATTTCCGGGTTTAAATGCACCAAATTGATTTCCCCATTTACGCTTTTCATCAATCCCATAAATCGAATATAATTCTAACAAACGATAATGATTATGCCCTAATAATTTAGAAACCTCAGAACGACCTAAAATAGATATTTTTTCTAAATTAGATTTCCAAATATATTCCCCATGTTTATCAAAACGCAATCGAACTTTAAAAGGGTCTATTCCATTTATTTCTAAATACTTTTTAATTGTACCAAAATCAAAATTAATCCCTTTTAACTTTCCTGAATTTTGTGCCAATAATCGGTAACATTGAAATTTTGTCAAGTTCATACTCAAAGGATTTTCAGCTCCTGAAGTATAGGTAATCAAATGTCGATTTTCTTTCAACGTCTTAATCCTATTTTGTTTTATTTCATCAGATACTTTTAAAGAATGGAGATATGAATGACGTTTTAAAGTCATTTTTCTTAAATTAGATGGTGTATGATTGAAATGATCCTCATCCTTATGATGAACAACTTCCGCAGGCTTTAAATCCCCAATTAACTGGGAATAGACCAAACGATGTTCAAGAACACCTTTACCCCCTTTTACATGACCGGTAAAATTTAAATTAACATCAACCCGTTTACAAGACAAAGTTCTTATTTTTCCAAGTCTTTTACTTTCTTCAGGCTTTCTAAAATCCCCAACTAAATTCTGGGCTTCAACGTATTCCCCATTAATTACGCGTATAAGATGCTCAGGGGTAACGTCCAAAAATCCTTTTCCTCCCCCACCTTTCGCTGAATAATGAATCCTGATAACTTCTTTATGTCCGGTTTTTCCAGACCAAAGTACTTTTTGAATAGCAGGGTTTAAATTATCATCAAAACAATAAACAAAATCCCCTTCCTTGATCTTTTCAATAGGAACTCCATTCGGATACCTGTAAAAATCTCTAACAGCCAATATTTTCGTTCCTTTAGCAATACATGAACGGTATGTTACCGTTGTATTCAGGTTATAGAAAGGATGAATCTGTCCATTGATTTGCTCCCTCAGAAAACCATCCAAATAAGTATCCCGGATTTTCTTCAGTTTCTTTACTTCTAATATGGCATTCAGTTCCGGTAAATTCAAAAGTCCCAAGGCTTCTTCATCCGTTGAACCTTTACCAGTTTTTGTTAGTTTCTGTGGCTTTAGTCCCAAAGTGGTGTAAAGATACTTTCCAAGCTGATCCCCTGACCCGGGGTTGATTTTAGTGGTACTCTGACGCTGCCATTTCTTGTAAAAAGTACTATTTTCAAATTGACTTTCCAGCCGGGATATTTTGCGTGTTAGGTGGGATTTTTTGTTTTCCAAATATTCAACATCAATCCGAAATCCCTGCCTTTCCGCCTTTGCCAGTGCTAATATACCTTGATGCATAAGGTCATAAGCTTCACTTGTCTTTGGGTTTATTTCCATACCCCTTGATCATTAATAGATTCTTTGTACTCTGGTGTCCACGTATCTGGTTTCAAATCTTTATGAGTTTCAACCCATTCACGCAGATAAGCCCCCATGCTTTTAAACCATTCTTTTTGATTTACCGTTGTTAATTTCATTGAAGCATTTTTACCTTCTTTGTCGGCAGCTTTAGCCATGTATTCATTCACTTCCCCTGTCAAATTAACTCTAAATAAATACAACCACATTGGTTCAATACAGATAGCTAATTTATCAGCCACGCAAAGTTTTGAATATTGTGCTTTATCTTTTTTGGCATAAAATCTTGAATGGTATTTTGAAAATTCAGCCCATTTCCATGAGTATTTTTCTACATATACCCATTCATAACAAGCCATCCATATTTGGCCGTGAGTTAATTTATAGAATTCTCCACGTAACGTTCCAATATGGAAATCAAATAACCAACCCATAATATTCGCTCCAAGTTCAACATGTGTTTCTCCTTCGGGGCCGTCCATATTAGGTTTTCCCCAATATCCAAGATCGTGTACAAAAAATGCAATCCAATATTGAATATTATTTGGAAAACCGTACAACTTCCACCAAGCTACCATTACAAAGATTGGATGGATAAAAAAGCAATGAGCTCCGTATAACACTGATTTAGTTCCTATTTTCATAATTTAAAAAGGTAAATAATTCATAATAGATTGTTGTTTCATAGCCAGCCTGAATTCATAGATACTATCCAGACCGCAATAAGTTAGCAATTTATGTTCCCCTCCCGGAAACTTCAAAAGCTCCTCAATCCGATTAATTGAATTTGCATTTTTATCATCTTTGGCTTTCAGGTAGGGGCTGACCTCAGTGCTGTAATCAGATACCCCAAAATTCACATAAGTCTGAAATTTCAATCCTGTTATCCCCTCCCTGTTATCTAACACATGGGCAGCTTGCATACTATCCCACCACCAATGATTTATAGGAAACTTTAAAGCTACATTTGTCCAAGTATCCTCAAATTTCATATTGTGGGCCATCTTCAATATGGCATTGGATTGTAGAAGCCTTTTGAACGGTTGTTTTCCTGATCTGCTTTCCGGCATTCTACCTACCCAAACATGATCTTCACTATCAGCCACTGAAACACAAATAATACGATGCCCTTCAGCGTGAGGTTTCAATCCTGTAGTTTCATAATCAAAAGCAATAGTACCATGAACGATATCATCAAACATGCTAAAATCGTCAACAATATCAATAACCGGGTCAACGTGGTTAGGGAACTCTTCATTCAACTTTTCTTTTACCTGTGATAAATCCTGAATCCAGATAGTTTCAATTTCAGGTTTTTTGGGATTCAGGAAGTTGGGATCAAAGACCGGGATCAACCATGCTTTGTACTCTTGATCAGGGATACAGAAACCACGCCACTTTTCCATGGATTCTGCCCCTTCCTTCCATCTATGACCTATAACACTAAGTAAAGCAGATTCACCAAATAGTACGATGATTCGTGGCTTGTATTGCTTAATATAGGCTAAAATAGATTTGCGGCAGGTTTCTACCTCATTTGGGGTTGGTTCCCTGCGTTCCCCTTCTTGGGTAGAGCAAAAACAATTTACAGCATTCAGGTTGATGCAGTCCTCAAATAAGTCTATACCCATCCTGTGGTAAGCTGTCTTTATTGTTTTTCCATCCCTACCATGGAAAGGTTTTCCGCAGGAGTCATCCACCTCCTCAGGACAAGCCCCAATATTCATGATTCCTTTTTTGAAATTTCCGAAAGGTTTCATCTTGGGGTTTTTGCTTGTCCGGTAAATTCCACAGCTTATACATGTGCGGGGTCTACCATCCGGTCTGCTGACACTTTCAGTTTCCTTCTTTGTGAAAAAACCTTCGTTCATATTAAGCTCTTGTTTGGTGTTTTGTAATTGGTAACTAAAATTTCAGTTCTGCGATTGTTGATGTTTCTACGTTCACCGATAATGATAACATTCAGCCCCCGGTCTTTGGCTTGATTCAATATAAAAGGATTATCAAATTCACTCATAGCCCATTTACATTTTTTAGCTTCAAGGCTATCAAATAAATCCAAGCTGTCTTGTTCAGTGAATCCAGTGTAATTAGCATTCGTTGTAATATAAGGAGGGTCAGCATAAATGAAGGTTGAACATTCTTCAATCGCAATTATTCTCAAAAAGTCACGAAAATCATGATTAAAGAAATGGGTATTTTTAATATGGGATTGAATATGTTTTAAATCAACTAAATATAAGCTTTTGTGATTACTATTTACAGAACTGTTCAACGTTCCCATTTTCCCAAATAAAGTATAATTTGACAAGAAAACAAAACGTACAGCTTTCATTATTGGTTCTATTTCTTTGTTTTCCTTCCAATGCCTCAGCAAATCTTCATTAATAGGGGTATCTTCAAATTGTTGTTTAAATTCCTCTAAATGATTTTGAATAACTTGAAACAGGTTAAAGACTTCTGAATCGTTATCATTAACGCAATTATACTTGACTAAAGGTTTATTAAAAAACATACCCCCAGCTCCAAAGAAGGGCTCAACATAAGAAGTATGAGATGGGAAATAAACCCTGATTTTAGCATTAATCCCATCCTTTGTTCCTTGTCTTCGTAACATTATTTCAAAGCTGTTATACAAACCCAATCAGAACCTTCAAATTTCAAACGATCTGAACCGATAATACATTCCAGCGTTTGTTTCAGGATACCTTTTAGGAGGTAAGGGCTAATGGAAAATTCTGATTCTGCCCCATCAAACTTAATAATAGCAGATTCTTCAAATTTACCATAATCACTTTGACTTTTTACAGTGATTTTCTTTTTAGTCAAAATAACATTCAGTACCTCTAATGAAGCACTTTCCCGGACAGCAAATACCCACGCACGTTCCAATATCTCAGGCATCACGGTTGGTAATGTAACTTTATCCCCTTTAACCGAAAGAATGTGGGAAATCGCAGGATAAGTGTCTTCAAATGTACGGCAACTGATTGTAGTTCCTTCACTATTCTTGAAATGAACCCAACTTTCAGTCACACTGATCCGATTGGGATTCATGGTACAAACTTTCATAGCTGCAGGTGCAGGGATAAGAAAGCTTTCAACCGGAAGTTTTGAACTCAAAGTACCTTCAATGATCTTAAATCCATCAGAAGCCTGTACAACGTTATCCATAACATTTACACAGGTCAATACAGGTCTATCCATACCACTGGGGCAAGCCCCGGCAGCCAGATGTAATAAGGTTATGAGATTGTCTGGTATCTTTTTGAATTTACCCATATCAGAAACCTCCTCCAAAGGCAGGGATACTTCATGTTGAAGGGCAATACTGGCTGTCATTTTACCTGACTTAATCACCACTTCACTTTCGTTAACTGATAAATCAATATCTTCAGCCTTGATCTTACTGATGATTGAATACAATACATCGGCTTTTACAGCCCCTTCAATCTCCAATCCTTCAACCGGATGGGATACACTGATTTCATCGTTATACGTTACGACACGACCTGCAATGAAAGCAAAATGATTGGTTTGTTCAATCTGCTGTTCTTTGTTACTCAGCCCCGGTTTGGCTATCTCAAGAGCTTTTTGTAAATCTGCTTTTTTCATGATTATTATTGTTTTATAAATACGTGAAAAACTAAAGAAGGTAGTTGATATGTTCCTACATACAACAGTTCAGCCCCGTCTCTAAATTCGTGACTGGTTCCAATTGTTCTTACAACAACATCTTCCTTTTCTTTAACCTCTGGATCAACTATTGCCCATAAATAAGGCATCTGCATTTGAGTTTGTACGCAAAGTATTTCAGCCCCTTTAGGAAGCTGTAATGTTTGTACATCCTGAATGTATAAAGGATACTTGTAAATTGTTTCCATATTATTTTAGGTTTAAAGTGTAAATTGGAATTTTTTCAATTGGGTTCATTTTATCTTTGAATTTTTCCAAGGAGGCTAAACCCAAGCAACCCCCATCATTCACTAATACATTTGAATACCACCATTGCTGGTAGAATTTAAACCGGGCAAATTCACTGATATATGGCACAGTTTCATCACACATACAGACACGATAATTGATGTACATGTAATTACTATCCCAAGCATTTATCGCAGCTAATTTACCATCCAAATACAGGAATTTCCTGCCTATATGTTCATTGTTAGATAAGAAAGCGAAATCAGCTAAAAACAAACCATCTTCAACAGTTTCTTCCTTTCTTTCCAACCAGTTTCCTATAAACATAGGGACTTCTGATTCATCTAAAGGTTCAGATAAATATTGAACCTCAGGATCATTTTTCAATACCTTCCGGCAATTCTTTCTAAAGGTTTCCCATTTACCTCCAACCATAGATTGGAAAGCTTTTGGATCAAAGATATATTGATAATCCAGAAACTCTTGTTTTCCTGCCATTAATTTATAACCTTCATTATTTACTGGAAAACAAGCCCATATATCCGTAATATTTGGAAACCAAAGGGATTCTTTGCCGTATAGGGGTAACGGAGGAAGTAAACAACCATCCTCAGTGGCAATCCAAATCCAAAAATCATTTTTAACTCCTTCCACATCCATTAATATCAGATAAGCTTCAGACATGAAGAAGTTGGGTTGTATTCTTAATTGTTCAGCCCTTTTCAGATACTCCCTAATCAAACAAAGGTTTTGCTGTTTCATCTTTAACGGGTTTTTTCGTTCCATTACATTTGGTACCATTCCCGGCTTTAATTTGGGCAATCAATTTCCTTGAAATTCCACCACTTTTCCTGCTTTTTCCACCCATGATTATTTACGTTTTAACATTGGTTTAGCTTTCTTTGATTCTGAACGTTTTACTTCCTTGATTTTAATGATCTCATCATACAAACAGGAAGCAATTATGCCTACCATATCCCTTTTACTTTCAATAGACTTCACAACAATAAAGTTGTTTTCATCCATAGAACCGGGGAAAGAGAATTTCAATTGGTTCTGAAAAGTAAACAGGGCTTGGAAGTCACTGGTCTTGATACCGATTGGGCCAAAGTCAGATTCAAGTTCATCTTTGAAAAAGCCGTCTGACTTCTTTTCCACCTCAATCACTCCCCCACTGTAAATGTTCCTTTGGGTCAATTTAACACCTTTTCCAGTTATACCTGTAAATTCTATGTGAGACAGGCTATCATCCATTAATTCCAATATGTCTTTGGATAAAGTGGCTGTAAGGGTTTCCTCAGATAACTCCATATAACCTTCAAACAAATCTTTTACCTCTTCCGGGGTCAGGTCTGTTGTTCCGCAGGTCTTTTTCTTGATGTATCCCTTGTTACCAGAATAAAAGATCACCCTGCCATCTTTCTGCTCAAACTCATTACTGTCATAATCATTTGCCTTGAAGCTGATAGGGCTATCAAAACTTGCTTCTGACCTTCTTAACCGAAAGCGCAGCAAAACAGTATGATCATAATTCATTATGAACACTTCACTGCCGATTGCGTAAATGGTATTTTTAAGACCTCCATTTTGGTCCAAGGCTACTGCATTCGCAAATATGCCTTCAACTAAATCTGAAATTTTTGTTGTCATATAATTGAATTTAATAAGTCCATACGATAATCCCCCACTGTTGTATCAATAGCCCACACAAGGCCATCTTCATTCCTTCCTACTGGAACCAAGCCCACAGCCCATTTATGGCTGTATGCAAAATTCCCTTCCAAGTTCCACAAGTGTTTTACATCCATTCGTATCTCTTCAGTCAGGAAGCCCCCATGATCTTCAACCCAGCTTTCATAATCACTCCAAGTGGTGAAAAGCTTTCCCCGGTCTTTAATGAAACGGGCTGCCATAACAGTACTGCCATAATTGAAGCCTCCCTCAAACCAATCCCCAACCTCACAACAAATAGCATCATCATTGGTGTGTACATTACCCATATCAAAGGTACTACAACTGAATCCTTTAGCCCGGAACAATTCCATGAATTTACCCAACAATAGGCTTCCCAGTGGTTGACTATCACACCCGGCTGTAAACAAACGGTCATAATCAAATCCTTTGTTTATGAAACTTTGACGGATACCCTGATTTTGGGCAGTATAGGAATAAGTATCAAAAGTGATATTTCTTACACCTGCATCCCAAACTTCTTCAATATATCGTTCTGTATCCTCCTTCTCATCATTCAGCAGGAAAAGATAAGGTTCAATGCGGGCAACAACCCTGATCCCGGCTTTACTCAGAACTTTTAAAGCTTTCAATCTTTCAGCATAAGGAGGAGCACCGGGCTCAAGCTTACTTAATATTTCATCATTGTTACTGATCAGGGTGATATGAATAGCTGCTTTGGCTTTATTTCCAGCCAATGCTTCCAAGTACTTTCCTTCACTGGGCAATCCTGATTTGCTATTAATCATCACCGGGTACTCTATTTTTTTCAAGTATTGTAACATTTCCAGTGATACCTTTTCTTTGCCCTCATCTTTCAGGAAATCCTCAAACCGGATACCCAAACGCAAAGGCATATCATATGCATAAGCTTTATTGATTCCAGATAGTTTTTTCTTTTCAGCTTCACCCATTCCCCGGTACTTATCCATTTTATCCATTTCCTGTTTGTAGTAGGTTGGATTGCAGTGGCGAAATCCCATCGTTTTACTATTATCGAAGAATGCGGTGTATAGAGAAGCCCGGAAAGCATTTGCAAAGCAATTATGGACAACAATTCCATTCGCTACATAGGTGTTGTTTGGAGTTACTTCCATGTTGTAAACCTGTTTCCTGCCTTTATTGTTATTCTCTTTCCAAATCTTGATAATACGTTTTGATTTTAAGCCTCCGTTGAAAAAAGGACACACCCATGATTTCACATAAGATTTTAACATTTTAGTAACCCAAATTACTTTGTAGCCTAATGAATTGTAAATCCTTTCTTTTTCATTCATTTCATTCCTTGGCTGGGAAGTAAAATTGAGATTCAATTCAAGAATGATTTTCAAATCCTCATTAATAAAATCAGGACAAAGCCCCCCAATCATTACTTTTCCATCCCCCACGTACTGTAAAGGAATACCCCATTCAGCAAACCAATAAATTAAATGTTTTTCATGATTGGTAGGTAAATGATTGAAATTACTCATGACGTCAATTTCTCCTGTTGCTATTTTAACTTTCCTTACATTACCCATTTTAGTAGCAATTTTTTGATCTTTCATTGGATTATTTGAATTCATTCTCTTTCGGGCATCCTTTCGTACATTTCCAACGTTCTTACCCATTAAAGCATCGTGTTGGTGTTCTCTGTGTTCTTTACTTGTTAATTCTGAATCAGGGTAAAGTTTCAAATACACTTCCCGGTTAAGATTATGCCGTTTCAAATGAGTATTAGTTATACAGACAAACTTTTTACCACAATAGTTACAAGTTACCATATCAACACCTCATCTTTCTCTGTTAACCCTTTTGCTTCAATCCACCCTCTTTGTGTATATATCGGATGTTCTGGTGTCATTTTTAGCACTTTCCCATCCTCTGTTTCTATACAGATCAATTCTTTATTATAATGTCGTTTCATTGGCTGAGTTACAACAGCGGGTTCAAGTTGTTTTGTTGTCTCATTAAAAGATATTACCCTATCCCCAACCAATATTCTTTCAATCACTTTCTCCGTACCGTCAACCATCATGATTTTAGTATCGGAAGGAAAGCAATAAATGCAGGCAAAAGGACAATTATGAACCAGCATCCCTTCAGCAAAGAAGTTTGGATTATCTTGTACGGTTACATCGTACACCTCTGTTGGCTCCTCATCCAAATAATAATAAGTATCCACAGGAACGCCAATAATTCCTTTTATCCCTTCTTCATATGTATAAATGGTATCATAAATATCCACATAAGCAGCTTCAATCCATCCCCGTTGGGTAAAAATATTGTGATCAGGGGTCAATCTCAATAAACCCAAAGAAGTCCCCATTTCAATAATATCTTCTTTTATTGATTTGGTTGTTTTTAAAACCTCCTTCCATTCCGTTTCTTTTGTAGCTTCATTATACGACAAAACAATATCTCCAACAATAACTTCTTCAATTGGAATTTTTCCTTTATTTGTTGTTATTCGTTGCCCTTTAGCAATACAAACAAGCCCATCCCACACATCCATGTTAAAAGGCATAGGACAGGCAGCAGCCCGGATGGATATTTCAAGGAAGCTGTTAATTTCCTCTGTATTCAATAACCTTTCCTGTTTACGCCATTCATTGTGACGGAGATTGAATTGACTATAATTCTTTTTCCTGCCCTTTTCCTGCACAGCATGTGCTTTACGTCTGGAGGATACCAGTTGAGTGATGCGGGGTACAACCCGGGCAATCAGCTTCCTTAGTGCCCAATAATCTAAATCTTCATATTTCAAATCCATAATCCTAAAAGTTTATATATACAAATTTTTATAATAATTAGAAAGTTTCAGTACATCATCAGCATCTAACTTTAAATCATTACTTTTAATATTTTGCTTTAAATGTTCAATATTATTTGTTGCCGGAATAGGAACCACCCCGTGGAAAGATAATATCCAGCTGAGTGCAATTTGGGATTCTGTTGCTGAATATTTTTTAGCTATCTTTTTCAAAAATGGTGTCTGAAGCTTTTTAAAATCCTGCCCCAATGGGCTGTATGCTAAAATTAATATCCCACGTTCTTGACAATATGGAATTATAGTGTTTGTAGCTCTTTGATTTAATAAACTAAAGGAAATCTGAATTGATGTTAATGGTGTTCCATTATATTCAGTTAAAATCCTTTGGGATTGTTCAATCATATCAATTGAACAGTTACCAAGGCCAAGCCCTTTTATTTTACCTAAGCATTGTAAATTTGACAATATTTTTATAGCTGAGTCACTAAACTTGTCATGTGGGAAATGAAGCTGTTCAAATGGGATTGCATGAAGTTTTTGCACACTTCTTTTTACAGCCTCAGGTAAAGCTTTTGGGCTCATATGATCCCTTCTGACTTTGGTATAAATTGATGGTGGATTTTCTTGCCCGGATAAAATACCCCCCAATATAGTTTCCACCTTTCCATATCCATATCCCTCAGCAGTATCTATAAGGGAAACACCACATGTTATAGCTGTTTCAATTAACTTACTGTCATACTTCCACCCAAATGTACCAAATCCAACCTGACAGCGTGATATGGCTCTTTTTTTGAATTGAAAATTGTTTTCTTTTGTAAGTTCTTTTATTCTTTGAATAGAGTATTTTAACAAATCCTGTTTATGTGTTTTAAATACCTCTTCAAGTGTTGTATAACGATAATTCAAACCGAACATGGATCCATGTAAAGTATCAATACATATTTGATCAACTGAACCTAAATCACCACCAAGCTCTAAAAAATTCAGTTGATCAAGTACCTCTTCCCACTCAGGATTTATATTCATTAAAATAAAGGTTTTGGTTGTTTGAATTTGTTCTTTGTTATTTGGATGTTTCTAAAAGCGGGAATATGCTTGATTTTATCTTTTTTGTTTTCTTTGGTCACATCTTCAATAACAACAGTGGCAGCATTGGTAAATTTGCTTATTTGGGTGATTCTTTTTCCGGGGATATTGTGTTTGATAAATTCGTTAAGCAAATCATAATATTCAATTTCATTACTGCAGTTGTAACTTTTAAGATTTCCAAACTTAAAGCCAAAACAGGCACCATCAACTATTATTAAATACTTTGCAGCAGCAGCCCATCTTTGTAACACATCCACCCATTCTTTTTCGGCTTTCTTTAAAGTAAAAAAGTCAAAATCAATCATAGCTAAATCACACGTTGGTGGTGACCACTCCTTAATGCTATTGCTTGTTATTTTGTCCTTTGGGAAGTTTCTTTTGAGTGTATCCAGACAATGTTTTTCGGCTTCATTCAAATGGATTTTACAATCAGGCCAAATATTTCTGAAACAAGCTCCCCACCATCCTGCTCTTGAAATACCATCAACTATAAATGGGGGTTTTTTAAAAGTAATATTTTGACATACAGCAAATAATGTGTAACAAGTTTCCACCATATCCCTCCAGCCTACAACCTGATTTGGTGAACCTTTATCAACACTTTCTTCTTCACTGGTGGTATGCAGTTCTGTGGTTCCTATTGTGTAAATCATATATCTGCATTTTTAAAGGTGTAAAAATCTTTTGACTCTTTTTTATAGACTATTGTTTCAGCCATTTTAAAATCTATATCAGTTCCTACCCCCTCCCAAGTATTTTTCAAAACATCTTCCGGGGCTTCCCCTTTTATAAGCTCATTGCGCCAAGCATGTGTGTTAAAAGTAAAGGCATTCGGAACGGATATACCACAACATGTATTTGTGGTACTTGTGTGGCATTTTGGGACATTTACGAAATCTGGACAGCCAAGCTCTATACCTTCCTGTTCAGCTATCATACAAAGTCTTTTCTGGATAGGTTTCCACCTATCATCCTGATTCATTTCCCATATCCGTTCAATATCAAAACCTGCAGCATGCATACGTTTCATGGTGTATTCATTGATGTGCAGGTTGTATATATTGTAGGACAACAAACCATAGCTTTTAATCAGCTTTAAGGTGTCCCGAAATTGTTCTGTGGTATGATAACCGGGTATAAAAGGCTCACCACGGACACCCACATTCATACCACTATGTTTCCATTTTCTTGCAATTCTTAACCTATCTTCAACCGGTGTTGTTCTATTGAATTCAAACAATTCCCTGTCAGATTCTCCTCCTGCTGTAATCTCAACTAAAATATTTGCATTCTTATTATTCAAAAACAGGGGAGTATCCACAACCATGTTTTCCTGATATTTAGAACAGATCACATAAGGCCAATCAAGTTCATTTAAAATCTCAACCAATTGGTGTGTTATATGCTTTTCCTTTTCAATAGGCTGATATGAATCTGCCTTCCTACCAATAAAAAAAGCTTTCTTTTTAAATAAAGCTTTGGCTGTTGGTGTTGTATTTTCTTTCTTTAATGCATTGGTAAGGATTCTATGAACATTGTCAGGGTTTGTAAATTTTTGTTCATTCCCCCATATCTGATTCAACCTCCTACCCATACAATGAAGGCAATCTGCCTCACATGTCCAGTAAGATTCTAATGTTAAAGGCAAAGGGCACGTCATATGCGTGCCCCTTATCTTTATTGGATTTTTGTATTCCCCCATTACTTGGCCATAAAAACGTTCTCACCATCAACTTTAATCAGGTTGAATTCAACCAGTACTGGCATAATCACTTTGAAGGTATGTAGTGATTGTTTTACGTTATCCTTTCCAGCACCACCTTCTTTGATGTACAATTTGTTGGATGCTTCAGCAACAGCTTTTATTGTCATCCCTTTTGCACCGATTGTTTTTACAGCATCACAAATACAAACAATTCTTGATTTGCCTTCACGTGCTGGAAATCCTTTGGCTTTCTTTTCCCCTTCTGGCTTGGCATCTTTCTTTGCATTGGCTTTAGGTGCTGGTTTTGGTTTTTCAGGAGTTTTTGCAGGGGCTTGTTCTTCCTCTTCTTCCTCAGGGGCAACGATAGCCAACATGGTAGCTTTCAATTCAGAAACTTTTGTCATTGCGTTCAGTTTCTTTGCAGCTTTTTTGAAAGCATCGTTTGCTTTGATGATAACCTGAAGTTCAGATACCTTTTTACAGGCAGTGATTTCATCAGCCAAATCTGCACCATCTTCTTCCTCCTCTTCTTCAGCCGGGGCTTCAGCGGACAGTTCATCAACAACTTCCTGAGTTTCTTCACTGATTTCGTCACCATCAGCAATCAGGGTGATAGCTTCCACCAACAACGGTTTCAACTCTTCGTCACTCAATGTGGTATCAATACTGGGATCAGTCAATCCAAGAACTTCGTTCAATTCTTCAGCAGCTTTCTGATAAGCTGTTTTTACTACTTTCTGGGCACTTGCTTTTTTAGCCATGATAATGAATTTTTAAATTTTTGAATAAATGAATAATAATTATTGTTGTTTTATCAACTTCTTTTCACCGGCAAAACCCGGACAGCCAAGCCTGAGAAGCTCCTGTTTCCGGGTGTCTGTTATGACTAAACACTACTAAAAATCATAACAGCATTTTAGTTTTGAACTGCTTGTTGCCTTTTGTGGCTCCTTTAACGGATTTCATTTCAGCAAGCCGGGTTCTAAAATTTTCAATATTTTCTTTTGCAGTATGGGTTTCAATGATCGGATACACGAAAATGAAGCGGGGGTTGATCGTTACTATACGAACCATCCAAGAGCTGCCTGGGGCAACAAAATGGGTGTATGTACGATCTATAAAGGCTATTTTGCCATTGATGCGGCAGGTTGGTTTCCCGTTACTGTTTTTAAGGAACTCCACGTTGAGTTCATCGGATACTTTGACTGGTATTAATTTTTCCATGATTTGTATAGTGTTTTATGATATTTGTTCAAATTCGATATTATTTTCAATAAGAACAGAATGAACTTCCTCTGTCATACTTTTACCTTTTATGAGAATAGTATTAGTTGATGTCCATTCTACTTTTAGGTTGGGATTATCTTCAATTACACGGTAAGCTTTTAAGGCATCCTGAACGCTAATTTCAAGCAATTTAAATTTTGTTTTCATTTTGTAGTGTTTTATTGATAGATTATCGTTTTGAAAGTTCAAGTAATTTTTGCATTTCATCTATGGTTAATTCAATTTTCAAAGAGGTATTTCGTATCATTTCATCATCAATACATTTCCATATTAAATCCCTTTCTTCTTTTGAAAATAAACTCATTTTTGTTTTACTGATTGAAATACATTTTCCTGAAAGTCTTGTAATATTCAAATAAGAACTTTCATGAGAGCGCATCCAATTTGAATTGTCGGAAATACATGTAAAAGTTTTCATTGTAGTAGTGTTTATAAGTTTAACAACACTACAAAGATAGGAAATGTTTTTTGATATCCTACTATTATGTTGAAAATATTTTTAATTTTTTTAATCTTTTTTTAAAGCCCCCAGAAGAACAAAACATTTCAGGCATCTAGGGGCTTAAATTGTATGTCCCTAAAGCGGTATAATTTAAAGTTCATTGCTATCAAGACCAAAGTGAATAACCTTCCTTTCATTAAACGGGGAACCAATAGCCCCGGAACAGTGATTGGAAGTAAAAATTCAAACACGTCTTTGATCACATGAACATCAGCGGTCAAAGGATAATGTAACATATTATTGATTTAATTATTTTCAAAATTAGAAAGTGTACTGGCATTATACTATTAGGTTTTGCAACCACTGAGATTTTTATTAATCCTCTTTCAACATCTTAAATATTTTTTGAAAACTTAATTTTGTGTTTTTGCTCCTTCAATTCCTACCAGTTTTTACAACCATCGTTTATTGAATATCAAAATTAAGTTTTATCTATTATACAAAAACTTTTTCAATTATTTGGTTCTTTTCAAGCATTTTTCAAAATAAAACACCCCATCCCATTCCTTTATTTGGATAAGTCCATAATCTTCAGCCACTTTAACAATATAAATTTTTTTGATCCTTTTATGGATAGTCTTCATTGTATGTCGGAAGGATTCAGGAAGTTCAGCCCGTTTATAATGATTACAGCTTCCACAGGAGGGCTTTAAATTGCTGATATGATCCAACGTTTCCGGTAGATTGTACTTTTCCTTTCTCCCCGGATTTATACACCACCATTCCAATCGTTTAGGAATAAAATGATCAACCTGCATATCTTTATAGGCCAAAGGCTTTCCACAATACGCACAACGTTGATGGTATTTATTCCAAACTTTTATTCTGGTGTTCTTATTCATTGTTTTTCGTATAGCTCCAATAACTTCCCAAGAATGGTCTGCCCCTCCTCAGGTTCTGTAAAATCGTTATGCAACGGTTGGTATCCCATTCCCCTTCCCTTAACATCAATTCATTGATCCTCATCAAGCCTATTTTCTTTTCCCTTCCTTTGGTATCCTGATTCAAGGCATAGAACCCTGTTACATGATCATACTTGCGTTTATCTTCAGAGAAGTTTTTCAGGCTTAATGTATTCCGTTCATAGCCATCGGCATCAGATTGAGTGGGGCTGATCAACAAACAATCCCTTTGCTGACTCATTTTTCTCAATCCCCTCCAAATATTGTTTTGTTTATGCCTGTAGTCTTTATTATCATCTTCAAGCAACTCAGCATAATCCACTAATATTTCATCAGGGTTGAAACCGTCTTTATCCCATTCATCCAGCACCCTGTCCATTTCCTTTATCGTCAGCGTTCCATTGGCATAAGAGGCCAACCGGAAGTCTTTGCGATGTCGCATAAAGAATTTGCGCCAGACCCTTTTTGCTTCATGAACTCCAAGAGGTTCTTCTCCTACATCCACAAATTTTATCCAAGGAGTGCCCCACGGGCTTTCTGCGTATTCCAAGCAATTGGTACATGGGGTATAATCTTTATTGGCTTCATAGGCTTCAATCAATTCCTGTTGGGTGATATCCTCCCGGACAGCTTTTTCAGTCCATCCCTCAAACACCCCATAAGCACATTCACGGATATCCTTGTCACAAGTTCCGGTTTGATGCTTAACACAATCCCGGACAGGTTCCCACATTCTACCACAGTATTTGGCTTTATCTGATTTCTTGGTAAGGTGTATGGCTATACGTTTCATTTGTTGGGCTTCTGTCATGTCCCCGGCTTGAAACATGGCAACTTTCTTTCCCTGCCTCACAGCCCTCATAGCAAATTCCAATAATAGAAAAGTTTTACCCCTCTTGGAGGGTGCAAGGAAAGCCACGAAAGCTCCCCTTACCATCTGATCATTCCAGAAAGCTCCCAGTTGTTTTGGAAACCTTACAACAGGCTCAGCAGAATCCTCAAAAGCTTTTTCCAACCGTATTAAAGCCTCATGAGTGGCTAAATCCAGATCAGGTTTTCTTTCCTCCTCTAATGATAGTTGTTTATAATTCTTGGATAATTGGATAGCTTCATCATCTCTACCTTTGTCCAATAATACCTGAACAGTTTCACTTTGTAGTTGTAGCTTTCGTTTATTTAAATGATCAACGGTGATTTGAAGTAGATAAGAAATATCATCATTGGAGTTTATGAATTGTTCACTTAGCCCGGGCAATATCGTGGTTTCAATTTCTTCAGCGGTATCCTCATCCAATCCATTTTTAAGTTTATCAAACAATATGCCTTCAATGTTCTTTCCCGGAGCTTTTCCATATCGGTCAAAATAAGACCAGCACCATGCTGCCATACGTTTAGCTGCCGCACTTTCAATCAGGGAACTATCCCAAACAGGCTTGATCCTTCTCAGGTATTCTGAAGAGGTTATCAGCCCAATAATGATTTTACGTTCCATCAATTACCAGTTTTCCAATTCTTTTTCTCCACCACTTTACACATCCGCTGGATACGGCTTGTGATTCTATCATCCTCAAACTGATTTGAAAGTTCTGTCAAAGTTAGGTTGGAAGTTATTATGGTTGTTTTCATATCTTCATAACGTGAATTTATAATCAAATATAAAATATCAAGCATCCAATCAGAAGGTTTTTTTACCCCGATATCATCCAGCACTAAAAAATGACAATCTTTATATTTATCAATTATTGCACATTCATCCATACCTTCATAATCTTTTTTGAAAGTTTTTTTGAGTTCATGAAATAAGATAGGAACTGAAAGAAATAAACAATCTTTTTTATCAACGTTCAAATTTAAATATAGGTTTTTTTCTTCTTGTAAAAGCATAAATATAGAGGTAATTGTTTTTCCATATTCTGACTTTCCATAAATGAAGGTGCTTTTGATTTCTTTTATTTTTGCAATATCCTCCGGGAAAGGTATTGTTTGTAAATCTTGTTGAATCCTTTCTGATAGATTTTTCAATTTCATAGGCATTACAAACTTTTGCCAACGTTCAATGGTTCTCATACTATTTTCCATAAATCATTTGTTTTAAAAGTGTTTAATGGGATAAAGTTAAGGTATTATACAATTTAGTTTAAAAACGGGGAATTTAGTGGTGTAAATGGCCTTGTTTACATTATTTCTTCCGCTTCCCGGTACACTACATTAGAACTTCTGTAACCAGTTGTGATTTTACTGGGAGCTTTATAATTGTTATTATTTTGGACTTCTTTTATTTCAAATAAACCTGACCAATTGTTGCTCATGGATTGTTCTATAACTTCAATTGCCTGTTTATTATTTTCATTGGAAAATTTCAATAGTTTTTTGTAAGCTAAAAAAGTTGAATCTGAATCTTTGTATGATTCTCCTCTATTCCTTTTATATTTTAGCCACATCATAAAAGGTTCTTTGAGAATGGGGTTTATGACATTACCTTCTTTTTCAACCCGGGCTAATAGAAGTTCATCTGGTGTTTTTGTTTGTTTTTTAGTTGATTTATTTGAAAAAACCTCCCCTTTTTGGGGAGAAGAATTGTTACCCTTTAGGGTAATAATTTCTTCTTCCTTTTTCTTAGTTAAATACTTATTATCTAAATATACCCTACCTATCAAGGAAGGGTCATCCCTATCTAAAAAGGTAGGCTCATCCCTTCCTTGATAGGTAGGGTTGGAAACGTTGAAATCAAGGTAATGATACAGGACATGAACATCAATAAAATACCATTCTTTTATTGGCATCCCTTTCATTTTTGTTTTAATTATATTACATTCCTTCAAGGTACTTTTGGCAGCCCTGATTTGTTTTTCGGATAAATTTACATAAAGCTGTTGATGTTCATGCGTACAGAAAAACCATCCATTTTCTGTTAGATGTTTTGCTTTCAGATAACTTCTAAAATTCAATAGATTGATCAAAAAATAACCAACGTTTGGGGTAAAAACTTTCATCATTTTTGTATCTACTGAAATGAAACTTCTCCCGGACATATAATCAACCAAACGATCTTCAGAAACGTTTATGAAATTATTCTCTTCATAAATTGTTGCTTTTTTAGCTCTTTCCATAATCAAGTAAATTTAATTAAACAAAAAGAAAGATCATAAACAATATACCGGGTGACGCCAGTACAAGTTATGATCTTTCAAGGTAATATTATCTTCAATCGTCACATTGAATTTTTTCAATTAAAGGGAGGTAAAAATAGACTATTTTATAATAATATCCTAATTTGATACCCCTTATTTTTTAAGCTATTATAAATCAATTATTTAGAACGGGTAAAAATAAAAGACTTAATTATCTTTTTTGTTCTTACAAGTTCCGGTTTAATTGGAAAGTATTCAAAGAAGTAAATGAAAAAAGGTTCATAAACACCGTCAATCCATACTCCTCCCCTTCCATTGCGCTTTAGTTTGCTACCCGGGGTACATCTGATTTTGAACACCTTTCCGGGATAGATTGAAAAATCACCTTTTAATCTATACGTACAAGGCTGAAGACATACCTTGATTTTGTATCCCGGTCTGATATGTTTTGTTTTATCAATCTTGGTTATCATTTTAAAAGTTGTTTCATTAAATATTTTGCATCATCCTCAGATAATCCCCCGGGGTCGCCTTTGATATCATATCGGATAGCTTTTTTATTTCTAAATCGTAAATCAGCTACAAGTTTATTGGCTTGTACCACGGCTTGGGGGTCATCATCAAATACAACAAAAACCCTTTCAAAGCATTCAGAAATTACTTTAACCTGAGCAGGGGTGTATTTGATACCACTAACAGCACAAGCTTCCGGGCCAAGGTTCCAAACATCAGTTGGCCCTTCAACAATAACTCCCGTTGATTTCCACTTTTCCTGATTTCCATAAAGTATCCTTTTGTGCTCAATCTTTTCCCTTTCCTTTGGACAAGCTTTGTAACGGCTTCCTGCTTTATACTTATTCTTGCTGCGAGTATCGAAAGTTACCACCTCAAGGTTCCAAGTATAGGGTATCAGGATTCGGTGCTTGTAATCATGAACATCAAGCTTGGATACTGGTCCACAGCTTTTCAATCCCCACAGCCTTTCCAATTTATCTGGATCAAAACCCCTTTCACTCAAATAGTGTTTATGGGCTTTTGATAAATCCGTTACCCCGGAAGGAAATTCAAAGGGCTTTTTCCCCTCCTTCAGCTTTACCTCCTTGTGATAATAAATCTGCCCATATTGCTTTATTATCGGCAGGGTTCTTTCTTCCGATTGATTCAGTAAAGTGGATACAGTTTTCAGTATCGGGTGCCAGCCGCAACGCCAGCATGACCAATAATCATTTTCTAAATTATACCCTAAATGCAGCCCCGGATTGCCTGAACAAAATGGACATTCTATGTTTACAAAGCCGGGTCTGCAGTGTTTATGACCTTCTGTCCTATAAAGTATGCTGAAATCATTAAAAAATCTAATAATATCCATTTTATTTATTTTTTAGAGTTTCTGATATTTTCCTTTTTGTTTCTTCTGAACGTGGGCCTGTGCTTTTACCTTTATTCCAAGTTATCCTACCATTTTCATATTGTTTTTTTATTATTTCAGAATGTTTATTTATCAATTGAACATTATTCCAAACTAATTTTTGTTCAATTGATTTTGCTTTTCTATATTCATCAGTACTTCTTATTATTTTTAATTTATTTTTTATTTTTTCCTTTATTTTTGGGATATTTTGTTTTAAGGAATTTGAACGTTGAATTTCTTTTCCTTCAGGGGTATTGAAAAAACAACCCATTCTTTCACTTTGTTCTTTTCTTTTTATGGGATCAGAGTAATAAATCTTTTTTGTATCTGATATTTCTTTTTTTACTTTTTCCGTATGCTTAAAACCGGGAACACAACCCCCTCCGGCTTCTGACATATTATACCCATTTGGAATTAAAGTATTAAATTTTTTAATGTAAAAAGCCTCAAGTATATTTGCTTGTTTTTTGGTATTTGCCTTATCTAATACAATAATTGAAAAATAAGATACCACATACTTTTTGATTGCTTTACCCATAACTGTATTGTTGTTATTACAATTATGCATTTTCCAACGTTTATCAATAGTAGCTTTTGTTTGCCCAATATATTGTTTGCCGGAAATACTTGTAATACAGTAAATTTTAAAATTGTAGTGGGTTCTTATCATTAAAATGAATTTTCAAGTTGTTTAAATCCTTCATTGATTCGTTCCTTTTCCCAACCTCTGGAAATAAGACACTTTTCAATGGTTTTAATAGCTTCTTTTTTAGAAGTATAAAGATAACATTCAGGGTTTTTTATCACTAATTTAGCGATGAAAACAGCCTCAAATGAAAGCTTTTCCAGATACGGGATATACATCATGGGCTTATCTGAAGTTGAGGTCAATTCTTTCAAAGGGGCTTTATATTTGTTTTGTTTAGCAACAAAGTTTTTAAGCCCGGATTGAATGATCCACCACATAAAGGTTGTTATTTTACCCTTGGATTTATTCCACAGGTGCTCATTTTCCAACCAGCATAAACATCCCTCAGAATATAGGTCAGAATACTCCAAACCAGTAGAGGTACTGAAAGACCAAGCAATTTGCCTGATAAGGTTCAAATGCATATTGATTTGGGTTTTTATTGGTTTATTCCTCTTCATCGGGTACTATTTTTTCAATCCATGTTTTGGGTACTGTAGGATGCGGAACCATTATAGTTTTCATCCCAACCATTGATTTTTTATGATCTTTTGAAGCTTTTACGGCTTGTTCTTTTCGGTTTGCATATTCACGTTTAGTACTGTACATCATTTCATATGTTTTAAAGGTTCCAACAGGGAATCAATAACGGAAGCCCCTGCCAAAATAACCATAGCTACAATACAGCATACACACAGAATAAAAACATATTTGTGAAGCACTACACGCTGATCTAATTTGTACGGTCTGCGATTTCCCTGTTCTTCATCATAACCCCATTTTACATTTGTTTCCATGATTTTTACTTTTTATAGATTTTAATTAACTCTTTTAACATTTGTATTTTTTCAGTCTTTTTACCATCCAAAGCACTATCAATAATTTTCCTTTTGCTATCAATACGGGGGATGTCTAATTTATCAACAATTGTATTAATCGGAAACAGGCAATGAATAGTGACAGGAAATTTAGCCCCAATTCTATGACAACGGTCATTTCTCTGATCGAATTTACCCGGGTTCCAAGGATACTCCAAGTGACATACATTACAAGCAGCGGTCAGTGTTATTCCTTCTTCAGCGGCACTATTCCCAAAGAACAATCGAATCTTTAGATTAGTTTGAAATTGATCTACTGCCTGTTGACGTTTTAATCCGGTCACCCCACCGTCAATTTTTACTGAATTTTTTGGGAAAGCTTTAACAAGCAAATCCAACATTTTTTTATGATTTACAAACACAACCAGCTTTTCCCCAGTCAGCAAAAATTCTTTGATCCACTCAATCCCCTCTTCGATTATACCCAATGCAGCCATTCTTCTTAGTTCCCCGGGCTTGACTAAATTTTTAGCTGCCATTATTTTCTCAATCGCTTCATTTTGAATTTCCAGCTGTTTAGTTTTGGAAATTACAGAATCAAATAACTCCAATTGAAAACTTTTATCTTTGGCAGCTTTCTTGACGATCTTCACCGCTTCGGTGTTTAACTCCTCTAATTCCTTTTTGATTTTTGTAAGTGTATATAAAATGAAATCATGTTCAGCAGCTTCATATTGTTTCCGGTTACTGATTTCAAGAGGGATGAAGGAATAAGTTTTTTCAGGTAGTTCATCTGCAATGCCGGGGTCTGTCTTTTTCCTGCGTATCATGATGGATTCTGATAGAAGCGTATAAAGTTCCTCAGTATGTGCTGCGCCATTATAATCCATCACAAATCCATTGTTTTTAGCATTACAAAAATACTTAGTAAAATGTGGCCAATGGGGCAAACAATTCTTATCAATTAAATTAGCAATAAAATAAATCTCAATAGGCTTGTTCAATATCGGAGTGCCTGACAAACAAATAAGATGAGGGGCTTTTTTGCATATGTTTTTTAAGGCAATAGAGCGTTTTGTCTTTTCGTTTTTGAAATAATGCACCTCATCAACAATCACTACTTTCGGTTGTGCCTTTATTATTTTTTGTTCCCAAAATGGGTAATTCAATAGATTATGACTGATGATTATAATTTTATGATCTAATCTAACCCCAATAGAATTTTCCCCGGAAATGATTTGAAGGTTACTATGGGTCATCCATTTATGGCATTCTCTTGCCCAATTAAGCTTAACAGAAGCAGGTACGGATATTACAGCAGGTCTATGCTCAGGATGAAGTTGTAACCAAGCCAAAGCCTGTAAAGTTTTGCCCAATCCCATATCATCAGCAATCAAGGCTCTTCCCTTTCGCTTTTCAATAAAGCTGATACCTTGCCATTGGTATCGGTAGGGCTCCCCCCCCTTCAGCCCTGGGATAGACATAATTTGTTCAGTGGCTTCCAAACGTTGAATTTCATCATTTACCCAAAGTTTCAGGGGGTCGGAAAGGAAACAACCCCACCTTTCCAATTCCTTGACATTCATCAAAGATAAAGGAATATACCAACAGTTGTTTACCTTAGACCAAGTGCTTCCGGTAAAGCTTTTGATTTTTGCCACGGAAGTGTAGTCAAAAGGGAAAACAACTTTGATAGCCTTGTTTCCTGAACGTTTCGTGATAATTGTAGCAGATTTATTTGCCATGATTATTTTGTTCTGGTTAATTTAGTTTTTGGAAATTTGGTTCTGGTAAAACGACACGCAACAGGAGCAGGAGTTGAAAATTTAGTCCTTGTAAGTTTAGGAACTACTTTAACCAACTTTGGAAAATGGTAAGCAGGAACATCAATAACAACTTTACCTTTTTGAGATTTATTGAAGGTTTTGAATCCAGCTTCCCTTAATACAGAACCATTCTGAAACTTGTCAGCATACACAATAGAACCCACATGTTTCACCACAGGTTTTGCGGGTTTCTCAAAGGTATAAAACAGAAGTTTACCAAGCATTTCATCAGTTACATATTGCTTGTAAAACTTCTTTCTTGACAGTAGGGTTCTGATTTGAATATCTACTATTTTTTCATCCCACTCTGTACGTTCTTGGATCAGTTCAGAAATATCCCGGGCTAAATACCCGTTGTTGATACCTTCCTCAATAATAAGGAAGGCAATTTCATCAGGGTGTAGTGTTTTTACTTTCATGGTTATTAAAATTGAAAATCAATCATGTAATGTGCTAATTCAATCAATTTTAGGTAAGGAGCTAAATGAACTGTATTTTTATGGGTAGTTTGGATAGCATTTTCAAAATCCCCCAAATCCCCTTTAAAGCAGCCACAAACCACTTGAACATCCATTGACGAAGTCCAATATATTTGAGTTTGTGAATTTCTATTTCCTAATTTTGGGCTTATGTATCTTTGGGGGTTGTGTTTATAATCGGAACAACCGGAACAACGGGAACAACCGGAACAACCGGAACAATCAAAACAACCGGAACAACCGAAACAACCGGAACAACCGAAACAACCGGAACAACCGGAACAATCGGAACAATCAAAACAACCGGAACAACCGGAACAATCAAAACAACCGGAACAACCGAAACAACCGGAACAACCGGAACAATCGGAACACTTTGTCAAACTTTTACTATTATTTTCAGCCTGTTCCGCAGTATATAAATCGCAATCCCAACGATTGTTATTTTCATCTAAATAATAACCATTTTCAGTTTTCATAATAGTGTAGTGTTTTAAATGATTAATAATACAATGGGTTAAAAGTAAATATTATTTTTGAATAAAAGACCCCGTTTTAAAGAAATTTTTAAACTTTTTTTAAATAAAAGCTAATTAATAATCAATCTAAATAACAACATTAAACATTGATAATAAATACTTTACATAACCATAATAAAATTCCCCCTATCAATCCGGGGCTTGAAATTAGGTTTATATAAGGAATAAACTATAATTTTTCACTAAAATTAGTTAAAAATTGACAGTCATGATAAATTTAACACGTACCAAAAAGCCCGTTAAAAGAATCCGAGCAGAGGGGGGAGGAAGCAAAACAACATACCAACCATGGATGGCAGATGATGCCCGTGATATAGTAGGAAAGCTGGGAGGAGGAAATGCTGAACTTGCTTTGTATTTCGGTATCAGCCCAAAAACAATTGATTATTGGTTACGTGTATATAAGGATTTTGAAAGGGCTGTCAAAAAAGGAAGGCTTGAAAAAACATTAAAGGTCAGCAAAAAGCTATATCAACTGGCTGTAGGCTATAAATGTAAAGATACTCAATTTTTCTTGCATCAGGGCAATATAATAACTAAGGAGTACATCAAGCATTACCCTCCTAATTTCCAAGCTGCAAATAAAATACTGACAATATTGGCCCGGGAAACTTGGGCAGAAAATGTAAATGTGAATGTAAACCATATGGGCACCATCAATTATAGAAAGATTGATGAAATACCAGTAGAGGAGCTGACCCAAGCACAAAGGGAACTTTTGTTTGATATCAATATGAAACAACTGGCAACAAATCAATTGAATTAATATGAAAATGTTTTGGTGGTATAATATAAAGCATACAGAAAAAGAACCCCAAAAAATAAAAACCCATCTGGAATTAAAGAATTTTATCAGCAATCAAAATCCTAATATAAAAATAACAACGTACCGTATCACTAAAATTTTAACCGTTAAATAAAAAAGGTGCAAGAGATAGCAGAAAGAACATCAGTGTTAAAGAGGTCAACACCTATAAATAAAATGGATGAGGATACCATTTTGAAAGTAGCTGTTCAAAATCCTTTACATAGCATGAAAGCTTTGGTAAAAGATAATTTATACTTCTTTATACAATACTTTTGGAGCTGTTATCAAGAAACTCCTTTTGAAAAGAATTGGCACATTGAATACAACTGTAAGGAACTGGAAACGGTAGCAAGAAACCTTGGGGCAAGAAACAGGAAACTGTATGATCTAATATTTAATCAGCCCCCCGGTACAACGAAGACAGCTGTAGTATCTATTTTCTTTCCGGTATGGTGCTGGGTTAATTGGTATTGGATGAGATTTATTACCAGCAGTCATAGTTCAACATTAAGTCTGGAGTCAGCTGAGTATAGTAGGGATGTAATACGAAGTGAGAAGTTCCAAGCAATGTTCCCTGAGATTGATATCAAGACAGATAAAGACAACAAGTCAAACTTTAGGGTGGTCAAGAAGGTGTTGGATTTATGCCAGCCCGGACAGCAGCCGAGAGTGATTAATGGAGGGGGGAGAGTAAGCACCAGCGTGGATGCAAGGATAATGGGATTTCATGGGGATATTCTTATCTGGGATGACTTGATTGATGCAAAGAGGGCTTTCAGTGATGTGGAACTAAAGAATGCCAATGATTATCTGGATCAGGGGTTAAGTACCCGCAAGACCAGCAAAGCCAATAGTGTTATGATTGGTATGATGCAACGTTTGGCTGAGAACGATCCAACGGAACATCAATTGAAGAAAAAGATTAAAATTAAACATATCTGCTTACCGGGGCAGATCATTGATTATTTACCCCAATTGGAGCCAAAGGAATTGGAATCAAAGTATGTTAATGGTTTATTAGACCCTAAACGATTGGGGTGGGTAGAATTGGAAGCAATGGAGGCTGATTTGGGTCAGTACGGATATGCTGCCCAAGTAGGTCAGAAACCAACAAAGCCCGGTGGTGGGATGTTCCGTGTAGATCATTTTCAAGTTATCCCGGTCATGCCTCCTGAGGTCAGCGTGATTAAAACAGTACGGTATTGGGATAAGGCAGGAACGGATGAAGCAGAGTTGAAGAAAGGAAAAGATGCTGCCTATACAGCAGGGATTAAAATGTCACTGTTGGCTAATGGTAAATGGTTGGTTTGGGGAAGGAAGAAAGGGCGATGGGGAACAGATGAACGTGAAGCAATAATATTGGAAACAGCCCAATCAGATGGTACCAATGTTGAAGTATGGATTGAACAAGAACCCGGAAGTGGGGGAAAAGACTCAGCCCGGGGAACAATACGAAATTTAGCAGGATTCTGCATACAAAGCGAAACAACCAGCGGCAAGGGGGATAAGGTAAGAAGGGCAGACCCTTACAGTGTACAGGTGAATCGTGGAAATGTTTTGATTTTAAGAGGGGATTGGAATGACGATTATATAAAGGAACACGAAAACTTCCCATTTGGTACTTACAAAGATCAGGTGGATGCAAGCAGTGGTGCTTTTAATCAATTAACAAGAGGTAATGTGGTAGAGGTTTTAAAATAACAATATTATGCAACGAACAACACCAACAAATAATCTGGCTCAGGAGGTTCACGAACTTCAAAACCGTTTTATGGTAATGAGTACCATAGCAAGCCGTTTTGGTCTTGCTCAACAAATGGGCCTGCAGACTTTCGGGGGTGATCGAAATATCATGGCTGTATTGGGCTATCCATTGGTACTGACGTTCAGAGATTATTTTGCACGATATAGCAGACAGGCTATTGCAAAAGCTATTATTGACAGACCCGCTAAACGTACATGGAAAGGTAAAGTCACATTGGTGGAAGTAAATGATGCCAAGGATACAGCCTTTGAAGCTGCATGGAAAACCTTATCAGAGGAGCTTAAATTGAAATCTGCCTTTAGCCGTTTGGATCGTTTAACAGGATTGGGCAGATATGGTGTTTTGCTGTTAGGATTTAGTGGAGTAAATAAAATAGAGGATTATACCACACCCGTTACCGGGGCTGTAAAATTAATGTATGTTAGACCATTATCTGAGGACAGTGCAAAAATAACCGTTTATGATACAGAACCCTCCTCAGATCGTTATGGCAAGCCGGTAATGTATAGCCTTTCTTTCACGGACAGTACCAATGGGAATACGGTATCATTAAACGTTCATTTCAGTAGGGTTATTCACGTAGTGGATGATATCTTGGAAAGTGAAGTGGAGGGCATGCCCCGGCTTCAGTCTGTATTCAATAACCTACTGAATATTGAAAAGATTGAAGGGGGTGACGCAGAAATGTTTTGGAAAGGTGCCAGACCCGGATATCAGGGAACAGTGGACAAAGATTTCACCCTGACCCCGGACGTCAAGGCTGATTTGAAAGAACAGATTGATGAATATGAACATGGCCTGAGAAGGATGTTGATCAGCAAGGGAATTGATTACAAAGCTTTGGCACAGGAAATAGCTGACCCCTCCAAGCATCTGGATATTCAAATACAAATCATCAGTGCTGAAACCAATATCCCTAAACGAATATTAACCGGAAGCGAAAGAGGGGAACTGAGTTCAGGACAGGATGCTGATGAATGGGCCAGTTTTATTCAAGATCGCAGGGATGAATATGCAGCCCCAAGAATTGTTTGCCCTTTCGCTGATTATATGATCAAGGTAGGTATATTACCAAAGCCAACTAAGGAATATACAGTACAGTGGGAAGATTTATTTGCCCCCAGTGAAGCTCAAAAAGCAGATGTGGGAGTAAAGAGGGCAACAGCTTTGAAGGAATACACTACCAACCCAACTGCCGCTATGGTTATTCCTGAGGCAGCATTCATGGAATTTTTCCTTGGATTAACCCCTGATCAAATAACCTTGATCAATCAGATGTCAGCGGAACAAGTAAGGAATGAACCGGATATCACCCCGGAAGAACAAGCAATATTGGATGCTCAAAATATAAATCAATAAAAACTAAGAAACAATGGCAATAACATTAACAATTGTAGCAAGGGGCTCAGGAGGCTTAACCGTTACCCGGAACAGTACAGCTTTTCAATTATCTGCAGGGGAACTCAAATATCAGGGATATGGGGCAAAGGTAAATGTTTGGGCAGAGGAAAAAGAAGGCCAGGTATATGACGGTTTATTACTTGATGAAAATTCGAGTATGATTACTAATTTGGAGGACGTAACAACTGACAAAATAGAAGTTTTAACGGTTGATGAAGCTGCCAACTTTTAACACGACAAGGGAACAATTTGAACCAAAATAATTATGATACAATATTTATTAAATATATTTTACAAGGTAAGATTTCGATACTTCAAAGAGTATTGTAAGAAAATTACTTTTACTAATAGAAATCTTGTGTTTTCAGATAATTTTAAAAATTTGGATAACTTTTTTGTAGTAGATGATTCATTTTATAATGATAATCCTGTATATCTATCGAAAGATACTGTCAACATAACAGAAGAAGGATTGAATATTGCTTGTTATAGAGATGTACAATATAGAAAAAGCAACAGGGATGGTCTTTCCTTATGGACATCTGGCATGATTCACAGTGCGGATAAGTTTTCTCATTCAATGGGGGTTTGGGTATTTGTATGTAATACTCCGGACAGTTGGCCTGCAATATGGCTGTTAAAAAAGGACAGGGAAGTACCAAATCATACAAAGAAAGCAATCACCCCAGAGATTGATATAATGGAAGTTATTAATCACAAAACTGAAGTAAACATTCATTGGGGATATACGGATGATGAGTCATATCGTAAATTCAAGTCAGGGTTCAAAGGTTTCAAAGCAGATAACCAGTTTCATGAATTTGCAGTTGAGTTTCTCCCCAATGGTTACCGATTTTATACTGATGGAATTGTTACAGCTTTGTTTACTTCCTCTGATCCTGAGTTTGTATCCAAGGATGAAAACCATGTGATAATAAACAATGCCGGAGGGGCACAAAAAGTAGATCGTACAAATTTTACCGTTAAATCAATGCGTGTGTATAAATAAGGATATGTGTGAAACCTGTAACCATAGTTATTTAATCGTTAATGCTAAGCAGCAGCAAAATCTAAAAGCATATGATCCCACTCATACAACCGGGTTGAGGAATGCTTTTGGGAAAGCCTTAAATAAGAGGTTTGATGATTTGGTTAAGTTGATTAAAACGGCAGTGGTAGAGGAGGATTGTTTTGGATTGGTAAAGCCAACTTCATTAATTACGTTTGCAGAAGATATTATTGAAAATGTATGTATATTTCAAGTCAATGGTGGCCCGGGAAGTGGGATCAAAGGTCATCGTACTGCAAAGAAAAAAACAGAAAAAAAGGGGTTAGGTGAATTTGTAAGTAAACGGTCATACTGGAGTCAGCAAAAGTTGGATGAAGGCGATTTGAAGAAAGCAGGGTTTCAGGATATAACTACGGCAATGCCAAAGGTATCTAAACGTGATTATTTTCTTTCCACCAAAGGGAGTTTTTCAGTAGTCCCAAAATCAGAATGGGATGGGCTTGATGTAGATATATTCAAATCAGATTCAGGTTCTGCTTACAAAATTAAAAGCGGGGTTTTGTACCGTAGAGCAAATCATTGGGGAAAAGTAGGAACTTGTGAATGGTCTATAAATTCAAATCACTATTATCGGCATCCTTTTTATTATTACAAAGATAAGCAAGGAAAAGAAAAATGGTTGGGAAAAGATGAACCTATATTGGTAGGAAAAATCAAGATAAAGGATTTGAAAAGAATCAACACCGCTTTAATCCGCAATGAATTACAAGTAAATCAGGAAATAGGACATAAAGCTTTTCAATACAGTACCAGTCAGGAGAAGGTTGAACAATTTATGGAATGGCTGAATGGTCAGGTTGATAAAGGTTTATTGGAAACAACCAAGATCAATCAATTGGGGGCAGGGGCAAATCAAGCATGGACAAACGTATATATCAAAGATAGTTATAAAAGGGGAGTCATACGGGCACGGAGTGAACTCAAAAAAGCGGGATTCAAAAACATACCCGGTATGGAACAAACAGGAGGCATAGAAATGTCTATGACAACCCCTTTTCACATTGACCGATTGGGATTGGTGTATAGTCGCACTTATACCGATTTAAAGGGTATAACGACAGCAATGGACAGTCAAATCAGTCGTATATTAGCGCAGGGGCTTGCGGATGGGGATGGGCCAAGTTTCCTAGCTAAAAAAATGATACATGCTATTGACGGAAGCGGGGCAGGTACTTTAGGTCAGGCAGTAAAGTACACCAACAAGTCGGGCAATCAGGTTGAGTACTTTATGCCAGCCAAGCGCAGGGCAGAGATATTGGCCCGCACGGAAGTGATAAGAACCCATCATGCAGCTACCATACAGGAATACAGTAACTGGGGGGCTGAGGGGGTAAACGTGGAAGCAGAATTTACAACAGCCGGGGATGGGCGTGTTTGTAGTATCTGTGCAGGGCTTCAGGGCAAGATTTATACTTTGACTGAGGCTGAGGGCTTGATTCCAGTTCACCCGCAATGTTTTATTGATCCTCAAACCCCTGTATATACTTCTGAAGGTTGGAAACCCATTGGAAATGTTGTTGTTGGGGATAAAGTATTGACGCATAAAAAGAGATTTAAAAAGGTTTATGCTTTACCAAGATCAAAAGGACAAGAAGGTACTGAAGTAATAACATTCAAATTTGTAGGAGGGCAAACGGTATCATTGACATCCAATCATTTGGTATTAGTATCAACCAAAGGTAATACTTTTTCAAGATGGAAAGAAGCCGGGAAATGTACTGTTAATGATTCAATAATGTATTTGGCTAATGAATGTAAACGTTGCAATGAATTAGTACCCTATTACAGGACATATTGTTCACGTACTTGTTTGAGTAAAGACATAACCGATAAACAATGGGCTGATCCAAAGCATCGTGAAAATGTATCAAAAAAGAACAGCCTTTCAAATATACGTCAATACAAATCAGGTGAACGGGATAGATTTGCTACCACGAAAGCGGCAAATAATAAAACCCGGGCAATGGTAAAAGACGGTACATATGGAACTTGGATGGATGAAGCTTTTCATGCTAAAAATAATGAGCGTTCACATACTCCTGAATTAAGGGAACGTACATCAAAACGTATGAAAGCAAATAATCCAATGAATGATCCAGAGGTTGTAAAGAAAGCTCAGGCATCAATGCAAATATCCTATTTAGCTGATTCAAAGAATAGATTGAATAACAAGTTAGCTATCATGCGTTGGGAAGGTAAAATGACGTGGATTGAGCAACAGATGGCTGATTTGTTAGATCGTTTAGGAATAGAATACATGAGTCAATATCCGATATTGAAATACAGGGTTGATTTTGTTATCCCGGCTTTGAAGATAGCTATTGAATGTGATGGAGAATATTGGCATAAAGATAAAGCAAAAGATGAAGCCCGTCAAAAGGAAATTGAAAATGAAGGTTGGTTTGTTTTACGTTATACCGGGGCAAAGATTAATTCATGTATTGAAGAGATAGGAACAGAATTAATCAGAGTAGTTTACAATCATACAGGTCAGTACCAAACAACAGCTTTATCCATTGAAAGTATTAAACGTTGGAAGCTGAAAAGACAAAGACCTTTATATAATTTGAGTGTGGAAGAGGATGAATCATATATAGCCAAAGGAATGGTTGTACATAATTGTCGTTGTATTGCACTTCCTACTTTGCCGGATGCTACAGTTGTTGAAGTTCCTCCTGTTGAAAAGGTAGTTGAAGAAAAAATAACTTCCAAAACTTCTTTAGTTGAAGATTGGAATATCATTAAAAATTTAAAATTTGAGGATGATAGATTGGATATTGTTTCTGATGTAGTTAAGTTTGAAAGGGCTAAACCTACTTTAAAAATAATTAATGAAAATCCAAATGAGATTGTTAATGCAAGATTTAATATGGATTTGGATTTTAATATTCAAGGAGTTTGGAAAAAAGATAATACAGAACGGATATTTTCAGCAGGAAATGCTAAATTGACTGGAAGCTATAATTCAGACACTAAAGTTTTATCATTGACAAATATTTATGTGGATGATAAATTCAGAGGGAAAGGGATTGCCACTTTTATGAATAAAAAAGCCCGTTCATTATTGCCTGAAGGCTATTCCATACAAGGTTCTGGGGTTTATTCTCCTGCCGGTAAAGCTCTTTCAGCCAAATTGGAAAAACAAGGGATACTAACAAAAATATAAAAGACCAAATGAAAACATTATCCATAAACAGTCAGCTGCTGAAAGCATACGAAACCAGAACAGAAACGTTTGAAAACAAGGAATATCTGGTTGTCCCAGTGGTAATGATAAAAGAAGGTGTGATGGCAGGAAGCCGTGGCCCAATGTTACAGTTGGCTGAGGAGTTTGGAAAAGTACCTGCTGCTTGGAACGGTATCCCGGTCACCTTGTACCATCCACAGGATACTGCTAAAAATTTCATATCAGCTAACAGCCCGGAAGTATTAACAGACTGGGCAGTGGGTATGGTTTTTAATACCATGTTGGATGGAAAGAAATTGAAGTCAGAGGCTTGGCTGGAAAAGGAAAAGCTGAAAAAGATTTCAGTGGATACACTGACAGCTGTTACCAATGGGACAATATTGGAAGTCAGTGCTGGTAGTTTTACGGATGAAGAAGTAACTCCCGGAACTTGGGAGGGTAAACCATATAGTGCTGTGGCCAGAAATCATAGACCTGATCATCTTGCGCTCTTGCCCGGAGCAGTTGGTGCATGTTCAGTGGCTGATGGCTGTGGTATTAGAGTCAATCAACAATTAATAAGAAAAGGAGGAACAAATGTGGATGCCATAACGGCTTTTCAAGTACTAAAGGAAAATGGGTACAGCGTGCCTGTGATTCAAGATAACTCAGAAATGGGGTTGTCAGAAAAGCTTGATGATTTGCGTGAATTGGTACGATCTTTGAATCCAGCTTCTAACAACAATATACAGTTAATTCAAACTGAGTACAGTTATTTGAAGGAAGCGTTTGATTCATATCTGATCTATGAAACCGAAAAATCAAGCAGTGGAAAATACGAAAGTAAATATTTCAAAAGAAACTATCAATTCAACGTCACTACCGGGGAAGCAGAATTTACATCTGAACCTTTGGAGGTTGAAAAGAAAGTGGAATACAAAGCTGTAACAGCAAATGTGTTTGTAAGAACTAAATTTAATAATAATCAAAAAGAGGAGGAACAAAGGATGGATAAACCATGCACACCCTGCGTAAAACAAAGGGTTGATCAATTAATCACCAATGGAAAGTTTTGTGAAGATGACCGTACTTATCTGGAATGTCTGCCTCAGGAACGTTTGGACAAGTTTCTGGCACCTGAAGCCCCTGTACAGGTAAATACCCAAGTAACGAAGGAAACTGCTTTGAGTGCGCTGAAAGGTAGCTTAAATGCAGATGAATTCTTGAGTCTTGCCCCGGCTGATCTTCAGGAACAAATGAGGACAGGTTTGGAGTTGCACCAAAACCAAAAAGTAACTATGGTGACTGAAATCATTGCCAATACTGGAACAATCTACACTGCTGAAGAGCTTAGTGTAAAAGGGTTCAATGAACTTCAGAAGCTTCACGCAGCAACCGTAAAGAAAGCCCCTGAAATGGGTGCATATTCTTTCTTTGGTTTGAATCATGTGAAACAAGTTCAGGTAAATACCAATGAAGTAGTACCAATGCTTCCAATTGTGTAATAAATTTTAAAAAGGAAAGGAGATATTTGAAATGGCTAATACAATTAAATTGAAAAAATACTCTGACATTGTTGAAGAGTATAAAGCCCTTGGGACTATCACCCCGGGGATGTTGGTGGAATTAAAACCAACAGGGATTCAAGTCCATTCTGTTGCTGGGGGTAATGTTTATCCAATGGTGGCAACTGAAGACAGTTTTCAGGGTAAAGGGATTGATGATAAATATGTGATCACAGATCAGGTACAGTGCTGGATAACTGGAAGAGGTGATGTGTGGAACGCCCTGCTTGAAGACGGTGAAAACGTAGTTATTGGAGACTGGTTGGAATCTGCCGGCAACGGTAAAGTGCGCAAACATGTTGCTGATGTAGTGGATGAATCTTGGGCTGCCAGTTCTAAACAAACAGGTAACACTATTGATTTGACAGTTTTACCGTTGGCTATCATTGGACAGGCTTTGAAAGCTGTAAATATGTCAGGTACTTCTCACGCTGATCCTGATGGTCGTATTCCCGTGCGTGTAATTTAATTAATAACAAAAGAAAGGAGAAACAACTATAATGGATCCAAATGTAACAGTTGACCTGATTGGTCAGAATGGAATGGTTCAGGGTGCAGTCGCATCTAAGTTCCAAGCAAACGGAAATTTGAATATTGGGGCAATGCGCCCATTCATTCATACCGATGGCAGACCCTATATTTCAGTATATATGGGGGGTGATGTTAAAGACCCTAAAAGTTATCATACCCAGATGGTGGCCAATGGAACTCTGAGAAGGGATGAGTGGAAAACCTTGGATGATGCTTTGCTTTCTGTAGCCCGTTATCGTTTAGGTGGTATTCAGGATTTGGAAAGCCTTGGATTGGTGTATAACCTTGCCAACGGTATGGGAACCACTGTATTGGAATGGCATACTGTGAGCGGAAGCATCAAAGCGGTAATGACTATGGATGGAGTGAACCGGGGATTGAATGATCGCCCAAATTACAAATATCACTATCTGCCTATCCCTATTGTTCATGCCGATTATGAAATCAGCGCACGTGATTTGGCTTTAAGTCGGAACATGGGAAATCCTCTGGACACCACTGATGCTGAATTTGCAACCCGATCTGTTTATGAACAATTGGAAAATATGCTGTTCACTGATACTGATTATTCTTTCGGGGAAAAGGACAGTAACAGCAGAAACACCATTTACAGTTATGTGAACTATCCTGATCGCAATTTGGTATCTTTGAATCTGGAATGGAATGATTCAGCCAAAACCGGCAAACAGATCGTGGATGATGTGAACCGTATGAAAGCAGCTTTGGTTGCTAAACATCAATATGGGCCATATTACCTGTATGTACCAACTGCTTATGATATGATATTGGATGATGATTATAGTACGTTGAAAAACGACAACACCATCCGGGAACGTATCATGAAAATTGAAAACATTAAGGCTATCAAAGTGAATGATACTTTGGAAGCTGACAATGTCCTTTTGGTTCAGATGACCCCAAGCACCATTCGCCTTGTAAAAGGTATGGGCATTCAGAATCTCCAATGGGGTACTGAAGGAAACCTGATTGACAAGCATAAAATCATGACAATTCAGGTTCCTCAGATCAGAAGTGATCAGGAAGGTCAGTGTGGAATTGCTCATTTAGCTTAATAAACTCATTTGACTAATCAAGTCAATTATACCTTTAATAAAAATGGAAAGAAAAACAAAACCATCAGTAACTCCGATTGTAAATGTATCCAAAGGGGCTGAAGAATCCCAATTGGTAACATATCGTAAAATTGGAGGGGGTTCATTTAATCTGAAGAACCGGATTATTAAACCAAATGAAACTTTCACTGCTTTACCTTCAGACATTCCAAAAGCTTTTTTGAATGCTTTGATTGTAGTTACCCCGGCTGAGAAGCAGGAAGAACCAAATGTGAATTTTCAGAAGCCAGAAGGGTTCAAAGAAGTTTTTTCATTGAAAAAAGATGAAGAAAATTCAACACAAAAGAACCCTATGTTTCATATTGTGAGCAATACCGGCAAACAGATCACTGAAGAAAGCCTTGAAAAAGAAGAGGCTGAACAAATGCTAAAAGCTTGTAATTAATGAAGTGGAGCGTACCAAAGATATGGAATGGGGGGGATGTTTGGATATTAGGTGGGGGGCCATCTGTTATTGAACAGTTTGAGATACCTGCTGATGTTGTGCAAAGTGTCACATCCAAGCTTTCCCCTCCTTCTTCATATTCCGAACATTTATCATTCCTACATGATAAGCACGTGATTGGAATCAATATAGCTTACTTGATTGGGGATTGGATGGATATGATATTTTTCGGTGATGGTAGTTTTTTGGATGAGCATGCAAAATTGTTAAGAGTACATCCTGCCATAAAAGTAAGTTCAGCCCCGGTCACAGATCGTATAGAGTGGATTAAATACATGTTAAGGGAAAGAAGCAAACCCCGTGGAATAAGTACCAGACCGGATATGGTTGCTTGGAATCAGAATAGTGGGGCAGCAGCAATAAGTGTGGCTGTTCATGCGGGGGCTAAAAGGATATTTTTATTGGGGTTTGATATGAAGCTAAAAGCGGATGCCCAACATTGGCATTCTGAATATCGTACCGCAGGAGTAAAAGCCCGGGCACTTCCTTTCAATCGCCATTTACAAGGGTTTCCATTTATTGCCGCTGATGCTAAAAGATTGGGGGTGGAAATATTCAATGTTTGTCCTGAATCAGCTATCCCGGATTTCAAGAAAGTCACTTTAAAGGAAGTCAAATCATGGTTGTAGGGATATGTTCCATTATGAAAGATACTCCAGCAGCTTACTTAAATGAGTGGTTAGTTTGGCACCGTTTGATTGGTGTTAATTATTTCTTTTTGTATGATAATGATTCTGAAATTCCTATTGTCGACACGGTAAAGGATAAAACAGGGGTGATCATATACCAATGGAAAGGGCTTATCCAACAACTTCCGGTTTACAACAATTGTATTGAAAAACAAAACAAAAAACAAACTCCAAAGTGTGATTGGATCGCTTTTATTGATGATGATGAATTTATAGTTATTGAGGAAGGTGAAATCAAGCCCTTTTTAGCCACTATAACAGAATCTGGAATAGGATTAAACTGGATTAACTTTGGCGCAGGGAATCCACGTGAAAAGGGGCTTGTTTCTGGTATTACATCTTGTCTTACGGTAAAGGCAGAAGTAAATAAGCATATCAAGAGTATTGTCAGGCCTGAAAAGGTAAGAGGGTGGCACCATCCTCATTTTTGTAAGTTTAAAACCGGGAAAATTATTGATGTATTTGGAAATACTGTTTTGGGGGCTTTCGTGGAAACCCCTGTTCAACAAAGGGCTTGGATCAATCATTATTATTGTAAGTCAGTTGAAGATTTTGAATTGAAAGTCAAGAAAGGTAGGTGTGACAGCCCTATCCATTACAATATGAGTCAATATCATTCCATGGTTAAGGAAGCTGTGGAGGTTAACACAAAAATAATAAACATTCAAATGGGATTAAAAGCAAAACAAGTCGTACAGATGAGAGATACCAATGGAATCAGGGGTATAAAAGCCTTGATTGCTAAAATTAATGAAACTCAGGATACTTCTGAAATGACGATGGTCGAAATTGGAAGTTACCAAGGGGAAAGTACGGTATTGTTTGCAAAACATTTCAAAAAAGTTATTGCCGTGGATCCCTTTATTGATATGTACGATCCCAAAGACCCTACTTGCCACGAAGCTTCCATGACTCTTGTATATCAAGCTTTTAAAAACAGGATAAAAGAATTTGAAAACATTGAAGTGATAAGAGATTTTTCAGACAATGCCTTGAAGTTTATATCGGAAGTTGATTTTGTGTATATTGATGGCAACCATACTTATGAACAAGTAAAAAAAGACATTGAAAATTATATCCCTAAATCCCGTTGTTTTATTGGGGGTCATGATTATGTGGAAGCTCCTCATCTGGGGGTTATCCAAGCTGTGGATGAAGTTTTTACTGCTCCTGATTTTACTTTTCAAGATCATAGTTGGCTGAAAGTTTTACCAAAAAAGGAAATCCCAAAAGACACTATTGCTTTAATCACTCCAACCGGGGGAAGGGAAAAACAAATTGAACTTTGTGCTAAATACATGAAGGCCCAAACATATCCGGGTAAAGTACTTTGGGTGATAGTGGATGACTGTGTACCAAAAACAACAGAAAGTATTAAACAGGGTTTTAAAGACAATTGGGATATCATTCATGTGAACCCAGCCCCGGTATGGAGGGCGGGGCAGAACACCCAAAGCCGAAATTTGAAAGCTGCTATTAACGAAGTTAAAAAGCATGAAGTATCCGAAATATTTATAATTGAGGATGATGATTGGTACAGCCCTGAATACCTGAATGTGATGCGGGAAAAGTTAAAGGGATTTCAAGTTGCCGGGGAAGCTTTAACCTATTATTTTAATGTGGAAATAAAGGATGGTTATCGAAATCAAAATCATAAACATTCCAGCTTATTCCAAACAGCTTTTAAAACCTCAGCTTTACCCGCATTTGAAAGGGCTATTCAAAACCAAAAGTTTATTGATTTGGATTTCTTTCGTTCCCTTCCTTCTGGGGTTGTAAATTTGTTTGAGGGAGGGGATTTGGCTGTGGGAATAAAGGGGTTGCCCGGTCGTGCTGGTATAGGTTCAGGGCATAACATAAGATCGTTTAAAAAGCCTGAAACCACGGTATTTGAAAGATTGCAAATTTTGAAAAAAATGATTGGCAAAGACTATCTAAATTATATTTGATGAACCTCCATAAAAATAATCCAATATTTGTAACAGGAGTGGAAAGAAGCGGGGCATCCCTTATAGCCCGGGCATTGAGTATGACCGGAGGGGTGTGGACAGGTAGCATGACGGGGATGTATGAAAATTTTCGATTAAAACATTTATGTGAAGACCTTGTATCCACGTATAGTGAAAATTTATTTCCTGAAGTGGATAAGGTTAACATGGATTTGAAAGCTTCAGTGGAATATAATTTGTTGGTTCAGGGGAGAAATGAATTTGATGAAAATCCTTGGATGTTTAAAAGTTCATTATTAACCCCTCTTTGGAAATTATATACGGATCTGTATCCTGATGCGGTATGGATTGTGGTACGAAGAAAGCCCACTGAAATTGTAAATTCTTGTGTGAAAACAAATTGGATGTGTACATTCAAAAATCCAGAGATACGAAAATTAGTGGGGGTGACTACGGAGGAGGAAGGGTGGATGTGGTTAATTCACAAATATGAAGCTGAATGGGTAAAAATGAAATCCCACGGACTGAATATGATTTTTGTCTGGCCTGACCGGGTATTGGAAAATGATTTTTCTCAGCTGCAATCTTTATGTACTGATTTAGGTTTATCATGGAATCCGAAAATTGAACAAACATTAACTGAATTAATTCATAAAAAATAATATCATGGTAAGAGTTACCGCAACAGAAGTAAAAGCAATATTGGATGAAAGTTCACTGACTGACCCGCAAGTTGATGTTTATATAAGTAGTGCCAACGTGATGGTGAATAAAGTTTTGGGAACTGAGGTGACCGATATTTTGAAAGAAATTGAACGATGGTTGACTGCCCATATGATCACGATCACCCGGGAACGTCAGGCAAAAAAAGAAGGTGCTGGAGGGGCTTCTATTGAGTACACCGGAAATTATGGAGAAGGTTTGAAACAAACTTCATACGGTCAGATGGTTTTAAATTTGGATTCATCAGGTTCTTTTGCGGCTTTAGGAGGCAACGCAGCCTACACTTTTGCCATCCCTTATTAACCTGAAATATTATAGCTAATAAATAAAATTTATGTCTTATCAACATTAATTAATTTTAACCATCATTGTATTTAATGTTGTTTTTATTCGATTTAAAGCATTTATGTTGAAAGTGGCATAAGTATATCAATTGAAAAAGATAATGTTATTGGGTATAAATCAAGTAGTTAGCAAAGCATCAACATTTAATATAAAATTAATTTATCATTAAATATCATTCAATGAGCATTCAAAATTTCATAAAAAAAGTATGCGTTCAGACAGCCGTTTATTGGGGCAATCCGGTTAATGATGGATTTGGGGGTAAGACTTTTGATGCACCAATTGAGTTGAAATCCCCAAACGGGGTACGATGGGAAGACAAGCAACGCATTGTTAAAAACAATCAGGGTGTTGAGCAAATAAGCAATGCTTCAATATTAGTCACCATAGATTTACAAATTGAAGGGTGGTTGTATTTAGGAGATTTGGATTCAATTCATGATTCTGAAGAAAGTAGTTCTGGGGATTATTTGAATCCAAAAAAAGTAAATGGGGCTTATGAAATTATTGCTTTTGATAAAATACCTGAAGTCAAATCCACTGACAAATTTATCAGAACTGCTTATTTAGGAAAATAATAATGAAACGGGGAAAAGTTAAATTGGTAGGTATTGAAAAGGTGATGAGAAATCTTCAAAGGGAAATAAAAAACATTGAAGGTTTAAGCATGAAAGGTTTGATCAGGGCTGCCATAATTATTAGAAGGGATATGGATAAGACTTCCCCATTGATCCCTTTGGATAAAGGAAATTTGAGGGCAAGCTTTTATACTGTTACAGGAAGAAACTTTTTGTCAGATATAGCTGAATCCAAGAATCCCAATTTTAGAGGAAAGGGAAAAGCAGAAATGAGCACCAATCATGCAAAAGATTTAAGCGGGGCAAAAAGTATTGCCGGGGATAAATTAATTGTAGTGATGGGGTTTAGTGCAGTATATGCTATGTGGGTTCATGAAATGATGGGCAATTCAAATGGTACATGGAGCAGACCGGGGAGTGGGCCAAAGTTTTTTGAGTACAGTATAAATCGAAATGCAGCAAAAGTTTTACAGGAGATAAGGAAATCAGCAACGATTAAAAACTAAATTATGAAAGCAAGTTCAATTGATATATGTGATATGTTGGCTGATAATTCATCCACAACAAGTTCAGAATCTTTAGGACTTACTTTTGGGGAAAATTTGTTTGTAGGAAAGGAACCAGCAAAACCAAACATATGTGTAACGGTATTTGATACCTCAAGCATATCCCCTGCACTGAATATAGGAACTAAAATCAGCAAATATGAATATCCAGCTGTTCAAATAAGAGTTAGATCAGACAATTATGAGGATGGATGGGATATGGCGCAATTTATAGCGGATTCACTACATGGCCGGGCAAATGAGACATGGAATGATTCGTTTTATACTTTGGTGGTTGTCATCAATGGCCCAACCTTTTTGGACTGGGATGAAAACAGCAGACCAAGATTTATTATTAACTTAAATTTACAACGGAGGTAAAAATTATGGATGAACCAGTTGCCGGAAAAGGCACGATATTTCAACGGTGGGACACTGCCGGAACTAAGTGGGATGAAATATCAGAAATTAAAGGGATTGATGGCCCATCGAAATCCCGCTCAACAATTGATACCACAGTGCTTAATGCTGTGGTAGGGTACAAGACCTTTATTGGAGGTTTAAGGGATGGGGGTACTGTAACTTTGGATATGATTTTTACCCGGGAAGGGTATGACTTGATGAATGCAGATTTTGAGGATGATGATTTGCAGAATTATGAAATCATTTTACCTGATTTAGCAGAAACCAGTTTTGAATTTGCTGCGTTGGTTACTGAAATTGGATTATCAATTACGGTTGATGACGTGATCAAAGCTCCGGTGACTTTAAAAGTTTCAGGGATTATCGTAATAAACAGCGGGGCAAATAGCAGTCTTCATGGATAATATTTATTTCTGCTCTAATCACGGGCTAATAAAATAATCATTTACACTTAATTTAATCAAAATGAAAACATTGGATCGCAAAGGCTTATTGAAAAAAGAAGTATGTAAAATTGAACAAGTACAATTGGATGAAGAAACCGTGGTGCACGTACGTGAAATGTCCGGTAAGGAAAGGGATGAGTTTGAAAACAGTATTGTGAAGCAAGTTAAGGTTGGGGATAAAATGGAACAGCGTCAAACACTCGAAAATTTCAGGGCAAAACTTGCTGTTGCTACTTTATGCGATGAAGAAGGAAATCCCCTGTTGACTATTGCTGACGTGGAAACATTATCCAAAAACATGACCGCAAAAACATTGGATAAAATTGTTGAAGTGGCTTCCCGTCTTAATAAGGTTTCAGAAAAGGATAAAGAGGAGTTGACAAAAAACTAAAAAGCCGCCCTGAACGGCAATTTTATTTCAGGCTTTGCCGGGAACTTAAATTTGCACACCCGGATATATTGCTGGAACAATTAACCTCATCCCAATTATCTGAATGGGTAGAATATGACCGGATGGATCCAATTGGGGAATTGCGAAATGATTACAGGTTCAGTTATATGTTTTCATTGATGACTAATTTGGTTATTCGGGCTGTAGGTAAGCAAGGGGCAAAATTGACTTCAGTAAAAGATTTTGAATTTCCATGGAACGTAAAAGTTGAGGATAAAACGCAACAATCCGCAGAGGATATGAAAACAATACTCCTTGCTTTTACAAAATCTCATAATCGAAAAGAAGCTAAAAAACAAAAAATATGAATATAGGTGGTTTAATGGCAACATTGGGTATAGATTCGCAGCTTTGGAAATCGGAGCAGGATTTAAAATATTTTCAGA